ACGCCGGATGCGTTGATTTTCGTCAACGGGGACACTTCTTTGCCGGGGTGTTCTCGGTGCCGTGGTCGCGTCGAGGTGCAGAAGTTCGTGACCGGTCTTTCGGTGGAGGCCGGTACCGATCCCATGTCGCACTCCGCGACGATCACTTTGGCTATCCCTCGAGTTACTGGGCAACAGGTTTTCATCGACGGCTACAACATCTTGCGCCCTGGTCTCGAGATCCACGTTTTCATGCGTGGGTATTTCCCGATGCGCGGCATGTTCTCGCATCTTGCGAATACCCCGAGCGGTCCCAACGCGGAGGCTCCTCCCTCGGACTCTAGCCAGTTCGATATGACCAAGTACGCGACCTACCCGTACTACCCGGTGTTTCACGGTCTCATCACCCAGGTGAGCTACGAGTATAGCGACGGGTTCTACTACGGCACCCTCAATTGCACGTCGCTTCTCCACTTCTGGCAGTTCGTGAACATCACGACGGCTGGTGCTTGGATGGCGATGGACAAGCGTCCCACCGACGATAAGGGACGCCCGACTCTCTACGGCCACAACTTCAACAACACGCACCCTTTCGCGATCATCTACACCCTGTACCGAGACGTTACCGGATCGGCAGCGGGTGTGGATTTTGCCTTGTCGGAAGAGACCGACTTGGACGCTCCTGTGGAGGGGCATGGTAACGACGGGCGCCAGATTTTCAGCATGGTCTCCCTGTACTGGACGCAGCGTTTCAAGACGCGCATCCAGACGTTGCGTATGTACGGGGTCAACGGCCAACTCTACAACGGAGTGCAGCAGGCGTGGCTTGGGACGAACCGTGACGTGGACGGCCTGCTGACAAGCTCGACCGCCAACGATCCCACGACCACGAACTCCACTGTGGATCCTTTCGCAGCCCGGATTTCGGTTGCCAAGAGTTTGGGCCTTACGGGTGCGGGTGCTGATTTCACGTATTCGCCGTTGATCCAGCAGGACAACGAGTTTTTCAACCTGTCCGTCTTGGACATGTTCGCGTTCAACCAGTCCATCGCTGAGTTGGGTCCGGGAAACGTGTGGCAATCGACCTACCAAACCAAGATGGACATCGCCCAAAAGGTGATGGAGGTGACGGGTTACGAGTTCTACCAAGACGTAGACGGGGACCTCGTTTTCAAGCCGCCGTTTTGGAATTTGGACACGGCGCCGAACCGGTACTACCGTCTCGAGGACTCGGACATCCTCAACATCACGTTCACGGAGAAGGAGCCGAACGCGACGTACATCATCGTGCGCGGTGTCTGGGTCGGTGGTTTCACGGATGGGACGCCAACCGACGACGTGCTCGCCAAGCGTGGGCTCTATATCGATTACAAGCTCGTGGCGCAGTTCGGTTGGCGCCCTGCGCCCACACTCGAGCTTACCTACGTCCTCGATCCCAAGGTCCTTTTCTGGATCGGGGTTGCGCGGCTGGACAGGCTGAATGTGGACACGTTCAGCGCGACGTGTACGATCCCTATCCGTGCGGAGCTTCGACCCGGTTTCCCCGTCTACATTCCTTTCGTTGACAGCTACTACTACATCAGCCAGCTCAGCCACTCGTTTGCGTTCGGAGGCCAGTGCACCACGAGTTTGGTGCTGACCTGTCGCCGCTCTAAGTGGCACGCACCGGGGAAGCTGGGTCCCATTCCTCCGACCAAGTCCGCCATCGATCAGATTCGGTTGGATCGCCCCGATCTTCCTCCGCGCCCTCTCGAAGAGTTCGTCAATGACCTCTCGAAGCTCGTTGGGTTCCCCAACGTGGTGATGGCGCTCGACCCCCGGAAGTTCAATCCCAACTTCTCCGTTGTCGGGATCGGCATCGAGTATTTTGATGAAGTGGAGGCACCGGGAGATCTGCTGTTCAGTTGGTTGATTCGCGATGTCCACCTCATGGAGGCGTTCCAGATCAACACACCGACTCAGGGAGTTGATGGCCTGAATGTCATCGAAGATCCGAGTCAGGTCACGAGCTTGAAACTCCAGACGGCGCCAGGCAAGTTCATCACATTTACCGTCGATGACCTTCGACGGGCTTTCTCTGATCTGCAATCGACCTCGGCGGCTCTTAAGGGTGCCCAGCGTGCGGTGGACTTCCAGAAGGACGTGGTGGCCGGAGCCGATCAACAGTTCAATGCTTTCAAGCTCGCGCAGAAAGCAGGCCAAAAGACCGGTGCCAATCCAAGTGGGAGGCGTGTGACCGAGACACAGCGTTTGGACGTTTTGCAGGGGGAACTGCAAGACGAGCTCATTCGTTTCCGCGAAACTACTAAAGCATCTCCCTCCATCAGTTCGCTCGTGCAGATTTTCGATGCGTTGCAGCCCAACAGCAACAAGCCGATTCGTCGCAAGATTGATGGCATCCCAGGTTCGGACGTTAAACTTTCGTACTTCGAGACCTTGAGTCACCTCAAGGGGCAGTACATGGCCGGGACGGTGCCTGGGAACTACCGCTACTTCTCATGCTCCCATCCAGATCCGTCCCAGCAAGGGATGCCCATCATCGAATGGAGTGACGGTGAACGGTCCAAATCGACCCCGGGAAAATCGTCGCCGCGCAAGAGGGGCCGCAAGAAGAGCCGCAAACCGAGGGCGGACGGGCGCGCTCGTCAACCAGAACGTGCTAAGGCGCTCGTTGCGAAGATCCAGGAGGACACAGGGATCCCCGGTCTGGACCTTTATTTGGAACAGTGGATCGAGTCCGAAAGCCTGTACTACCTCGATGCCGCTGCTCCCTCGGGCAGTGCTGCTGGGTGGTTTCAACAAACCAGTGGGAGATCAAAGTCGGTATACCCTGATGGAAAAAGTAAATATGGAGGTCTAAACCACCAGACGATCGCGTTCACACCGGGCACTGCGGCGGTAATTGCACTTCGGGGCTCCAAGGGACGCCTTGCGCGTTCGGATTTTAGAGCGCTCCCCACAAACCAACAAACGTACATGAATCTCCGCATCAAAGCAGGAGGTCGTTTACCCGGAGAGGGGGATGTGGGACGCCCGTCGGCGGCTTATGTCACGAGTGAGCTCGTCAGGTTTCCAAGCTGTACCGATGTCAACCCGGCGCTGAGGACGACGCGCACCTACAAAGGAGCCCAGGTTCGTTATTTCCGGTCGATGTGTCGTTTGGGAAAGAGCGTGGACGAGGCGGTGGCCTTCGGCAACACGCCAATCACCGGGGATTTGAGACGGGCCTTTTTCCGAAACATTCCGAACCAGAAGCCACAAGAACGCGTAGATGCTTTAGCGGAGAAGTACATGCAGTTCGACGGTGAATTCGTAAAGGCCAACGCTTTCTTGCTTCCCGACAAACCTGTCGCTTCGGTTGCGGTTCCCGAGCCCACGACCGAGCCCACGACCGAAGGCACGACCGCTGCGCTCCCTGATACTGGGGACGCGGCGCCAGTGGCAGCCACGGGAACGTTCACTCCCGGGAAACCACCCCGAATCGACGTGCGGGAGATTACCCTGGAGGTTGCTCGTACGGTTGTGCAGTTCAAGCCCGTCGTTACGGCGCCGGGCGCTGACCGACGAGCTCCGGAAGTGATCCTGAGCACCGGCAAGTGTAAGCACGGTCTTCAAATTGCGCTGGGCCCGAACCGTGCTCCGCAGGTGTTGACCACCGATCAGATCCAACGCATCCATTTCATCCGTCACGGGGCCGGAAAATTCACCCAAATCGTGGGGACTTCTCAGAACTCGGGTTCGGCTCCGGTGGCCGTGCGAGGGCCGGCCCTGCATCGGCGGATCACCAACTATTTGATGAGAGTCGCCGGTTCGAAGTTTAGCCCGGAGCAGACGGTGAAGTCGGTGTTCCAGGATGTCTGGGATCAAATTTCTAGGGACCTCCATGTGCCGCCATTTCCGGTTTACGAAGATGGGAACCTACTAGGACACACCGACATCATCAGTCTTCGGTTCGATGACGCTTTGCAGATCGAGGCGGGGGAATTGGACCAAACGATTGTGGACCAACTTACCCAGCAGGGGATTCCATCGGATACCGACATTTACTTTTTGGGTGATTTCACGCTCGCGCAGCTCGCTCTGTTGCCGGGGTACACGAAGGGCGGCGACGTAACGGCGGTTGACCAAACTTGGCAACGTCCGACGAAAGCAGCAGCGAGTGGGTACGCCAATGTCATCGTGAGGACGATCGAGAGCGGCAACAACCAGGCCGACCAGAACCTGGAGGACCTGGACCTGGCGGAGCAGGAGGGCGTGGAGGCCGAGGGGTTCCGATGGGTGGGGCAACTGGCTTTGGTAAAGGCCGCATCGACTTCGCACCCGAAGAAGCAAGACCGTCTGAATGCTCTCTCGAAAGCGCTCAGTGATGCCCTGACGAAAGCCTTTGGAGCGGACGTGGTTGAAAACACCCAAACCTCGAGCGGTGTACAAGAGACTGCGGTCAAAGAGGCCATCAACGAAATTCCCATCCATTCCCCGGTGTTTCCCGTGTCCGACGAGAAAGGGTACGAGCACTACGGTGCCTACCGGTACGGACGTGGACTTTCGGTGGAACCTGGAGGCACCTTCGAGTTCATCCATAGCGGGAAGGACCCGTTCCGGAATGTCACAGCGCAGTCGGCTGAAGAGTTCCTCCGTGTTTTGACGTTAGTGAAAACGGGCCCGATCGACGAAGATACTTCCGTTTTTGCGGGGATCAAGCAGGCCGCATTGAGCTTTATTGAGGACCTGTTGTCTGAAAAACAAGACGTTCTCAGCACTGAGGGCTTGAGCGACAGCGTGGCGGCGCAGGGTGGTGAGGCCCCCACCACGGCCGAGGCAACGCTGAGCGGAGACGCGGTGAAGAGAACTGGTCTTAGCGAGTCTGACCGACTTCAGGTGGAGGCATCAGCCTTGGCCCTGGCGGCGGCGGTCAACGGTTTGGGAGAGACGGCTCGAGGTCGAGACGTGCTTCGTGAACTTCTCGAAGCCAACGGCGATGACCCGAACATTTTGAAGGGCCAGACTTTTGACCTGTCCCAGACTCAGTTTTTTCGCAACTACCTCAACTTCGCTGCCAACTTCGGCAAAAGCCCCGTGTTCAAGACGACGGCATCGAACGCAGCGTACCGGCTTGCCGATCTTACGGCCCACTTGCTTAACCGAGCGGGCCAGGTCTGCATCTGTCGAGGGTCTTACGCAGATGTGACGATGGAAGCCTACACGCGGGCGGCTGCGGGTTTCGTTGCTGGTCCAGGGATCGATACCGAGACCGAGAAACCCGAGGCTTTCGCGAGCGAACAGGCTATCCAAGCCCAGACGCCACACACACTTCAACAGCAGCGCGAGCGGGGTAGTGCCCTTCAACAGCCTGGAGATGCTGGGGCGTTTCAAGATGGGCGTACCGTGGGTGCGGGCCAGTCGGGAATCACCCCTTCGGCTACAGAACAGGAGACGGTCTCGGGTGAGATCGGTGCAACGACGACTGCGGTCCCTCAAGAGCTTGGCGCTGGCATTCTTCCAGATCTCGATCCTGACGAAGTTTCGGTTATTCCCGACCAAATCCAGGAAGTCCCTGAAACCGGGCCACTGCCTCTTCCCGAGCTTGGCGACGACATCGACGAAGAGGAACCGCTTCTACCTGGCATTAACGAGGATGAGGTTTGATCATGACACTGCGAGCACCATCCACGATTCCTGAAAGGCGCGTCTCCAGCGCCAAGATTCTTGGCGACCGTTCGGGGATGTACATCACCCGAACGCAGGACCCGAGCACGGGCCCGGCAGCGTATGCGTTGGGGATCGCTCGAGTGACACGTGTGGATTACGCGCAGCACAAGATCCAACTCCAGATCGTCCACGGCGAGAAAGACACGTACCAGTGGACAGCGATGCCTGCGGGTTGCCCCGGTGCCGGGGCCCGTCATTTCATTGGGTCGCTTCCGGAGCCGGGTGATGTCTGCGTCATCGGATGGACTTCTTCGGAGTCGAAAACTCCCATCATTTTGACGTACATGCCCATCGGGGCCGGGTCGGGTGACGAATGGACACCGGTGCAGTCGTTCCTGCCCACCGAGGTGGATATGAACCCCCAGACGCAGGCCCATTACGAAGGCATCTATGGCCGTTACCGGCACAAGATGCGGGCGATGAGGCCCGGCTGCATCTGCCTTTCCTCGAGCCAGGGCTCCGACATCATCATGGACGAGAGCGTCCTGATCACCAACCGGCGCGCAACCGAAATCCGACTGCGTGATCAAGATCAGGCGATCGTTTTCCGGTCCCTCCAGCAGTTCCATGCCATGGGTGGTGCTCGGGTCTACGCGGGCATGGTGCAGCGCGACGCCCAACTCTTGCCGAGTCGTATGTTTAGCGATGGCACCAACTGGACCGCTGGTGTTCAGGTGGATGACAACGGCGATCCGCTGACCCCAGCGGATTTGGGTGCTTCGCCGCTTCCCCAAGGTTCTTTGTCGCCGCACAGAGTGTTTTTGCGTTCCGATGCCACGAGACCCTTTGCTGCCAGCGGAATTTCCATCGACACCAACATAGACCCGTATTCGTTTTTGGGTCGGGGTCTTTTCATTGGAACCGACGGTTACATTTTGGACGCGTCTCGTGGGATTCCAGATGCCGAGTATGGCGGCAAACCCATCTACCGTGTGGCCATCGATCCGAGCCCGGAGAACAACACGGTCCCGACCAACGGCGCGCTATCGTCGGGTGGCTCCGACGCGGACACCCTTACCGAGTACCGCATCGAACTCGATCACTCTTGGGACGGCACTCTTCCTGTCACCGAACAGACAGACGGTTTTGATGCTGACCGTCTCCCCACAAACTCAAAGCAGGTGACGGCGATGTCCAACGCCGGTCCTTACATTCAATTTGTGCTGGGTTCCGTGGTCGGGAACGATGCGTTCACCCGTCGAGGGCGTGAGCTTTACGGTCTCCCTCTGGCCCCTCAGATCTTCGCAGCGGACCGCATTGAACCGCAGATGGGCTCTGGCATCGGCCTCCCCCTCGGGCAGCACGCGGCCTCTCTGTTCCGTGTCGATGCTCCGATCGATGACCCCTCCTCCGTCCCCCCGATGTTCATTTCGACCACGAAAGACGGCAGCGTGAAAGGGTTCTTGAGTGGGTCACAGGATGCCAACTCCCTTGAGCTTGCGCTCAACGGTGGCATGCGGATGCAGGCGAACGGCCCTTTGATGTTCAACGCCTCGAACATGGTGATGAACTTTCAGAACGGGGACATCACGAACAACATCGCGGCTCTCATCGCTTCCGACACGGGCGCTATCGTGATTCGCGCGAACGCCCCCACGACGCAAGGTAGCTTTTCGGCACGACTCGCGAGTTCGGACCTCCAGGAGAACACTTTCCCGGCCGTTCTCATCGAGAGCCCGACTGGCAACACCCACATCAAATCTGGCCGTTTCACGAAAATCACCGGAGCCAACGGTATTCAGTTCGTCGATACGAACGAGATCCTGATGTCTGCGAAGCAGAACATCAACGTGTTCACCGACAAGAAGTTGCTCCAGTGCAACACGCACGACAAGACGGTGCAGGGTCGAGAGACCAACTTGTACTCGGGGCCGTTGAATTTCCTTCCCACGAATGCACCACTTCGTGAAACCAAGTTCATCGGAACCCCGTTGACCGGACACGTCGGCGGAGACACGGACAAATACGTGATGTTGTTCGGCAACCGTGACGAACGGTTCCGGATTGGCAGTCACAAAACGACGTGCTTCGTCGGGAACATCACGTACCAGACCCGCATCGGAACCGTGACGCAGCGTGCCGGCATTAACACGATCGCGGTCGATACCGTGACGGGGATTCGGATGACCTCCGTGACGAGCACGACGATGACCTCCACGCTGACGACGACCATCGCGGCACTCGCCTCGATCACCATGAAGGCGGCCATCCGCGCCAAGCTGTCGAGTTTGGTGACGACCTTGGGTGGTGCTGGAACCCCAGGCCGCATCATCAGCAGTACAGACCGCGATCCCCTCACCAACCTCCCTTTCGCCTTCTTCGGCATGGGCAGCACTGGGCACCGGCTCGGTCTCCCGATCTAGCATTATGGCACTCACCACCCCATCTTTGAGTGGAGCGATCATCTCCTTTGGGCAGGCCCGGTTTCCGGGCTCGCAAGTGATCCCGAAGATCGCGCCAGCGGTTGCCCGGTCCATCCTGGCGTGGGTGTCGGCGCCCGTGAATGTGACGATGCTGGGAGTCACTGCTGGCACCGCTGGGACAGGGAGCGTGAATGGCAAGCTCACTCTTTCGGGACCTCCCAACATCGTATCCGCTGGCCTTCAACAAGCCGGGGTCACGGGCCCTTCATCTGCTGGCGTCGGAATGTCGGTTGGTGGGGGGGTTCTGTCTACGTTCAATTCGTCGGCTCAGTACACGGGAGCATCGATCGGAGTTGCAGCCGGTGGGGATACGTCAAAAGTCACCAATGCAAATCCCGCAGCGCTGATTCCTATTCTCCTCGCAAATTTAAGCGCACAAGCTGTTGCTGGCGTGAACAACACCCTTTTGGCGACCGGTCTCGCAACTGGGATCGCAAACCTTCTTCTTACCGGTGCTGGACTCGGTGGCGTGGTGGGAAGCCCTTCACCTACCGCGGCCGTCGGGACCAGTGTCTCGGTAGTATTTTGATAAGCACATGGGCTTCGACTTTTCAGGATTCGTCCTTCGGGCGCCACGCACTGCTCCATCGAATGCTGTTACGACGGAGGAGGCATCCAATGGTGTCGATCGGGACTTCAAACCGCTCAGCACGGACTACACGATCACGTCGCCAGACCTTGTCGAGGTCTCCGCAGATCAGTATCGCGCTGCCGTCCTTCTCCGTCCCAATGACAGCCAGACCGAGTACCTGGTCTGGGCTGCCAACACCGCGAACCTGGCCGACATTGGTGGGTTCGAGGTCAGCGGGGAGGGAGATGCGACGTTCCCAACGGGGACGACGCCTGTAGCCAACACTAATCCTCCGACCGCTTTTTTCCTGACGACTGGATCTAACCGGGTCATCATCATCGATGACGCCAACCGAAGCATCGGAGACATCACGAGCCTCGTCGTCCGGCGTGGCGACACCGGGGACGAGTTCCAACTTGTTGGGAACGGCGACTGGAACTCGGTCACCGGTATTTTCACGATCACCAATGACGCCCTCCTTGAGGCTCTTGGCGGAGGTGTTTCGAGCGTCCGTGGGGACCGCGCGACGGAGCTCAAGTATGTCCTGTCAGCCCCCACTTTCTGGTGGTCCAAAAACGACATCTACGGCAACCGGTTCATCTGGGACGGAAAAGTGGATCGCTGGCGCCCCATTCGAGGGACTCCGCCACGCGATCTGGGCCAGCTCCTCGTTGACACCGAGTACACGCTCACTCCTGTCCCGCTAGTCACCGTAGGAGACTTCCTGCCGGGCGACAGCGATGTTCCAGACTCGTACTGCATGGTGCGCCTTGGAACGCGTCCTGACGCCTCCTCCATCCCTGTGGCGCCTCCCGTGGCGATCTCCGGGTTCAGTGGCATCAAGGTCGTCACGGACGAGGAGATCGAGGACTTCGATTTCGGGGTCGAGCCCGAACTCTCCGGCATCGTCAGCAGCGGCACAGGCACTTTGAAGTGGAACCCCACATTCGTGGAGGAGTTCGCCGGCCAGACCATTTTCTACTCCTACGACCAGTTCGTGGATCAGGAAGAGGTAGAGCCTCTCGGTGATCTCGAGGACGGCAATCTGAACCTGATGTTCGTTTCGCCGATCCCCGGGCCGACGGATTACCCGTTCATCCGCATCGGATCCCGCTCGGAGCTGATCGTGAAGTTTGCCGACACGGAAGCGGACCTGGCCCTCATCACGCCCGAAGAGGGTGAGGTCGGGGTCTCCCTGTCCACAGGTCGCCTCAAGTTTTCCGATGCCGATCTGGCCAAAGCGGATCCGGACGATCCGGGGTTCAACAACACGTACCTGGGCGCGCAGGTGTTTTACGATGGCGTTTCTCTGACTCGTCGTCCGGTTCCTCTTCGTGATCCCATCCAACTGGTGAACAGCAGCGGCGACCCCACCGTTGTCGATGGGAAGAACCACCAGATCTTCATCCCCGACGCGATCCCGACGCCGGGCCCCGGAACCTCTGGGGTGCTCCACATCCCCGACACCACGGGCACCATCCCGAACACGTCGGTTCCTGCGGGCATCCGTTTCGGAGAAGGCTCTGGGTTGATCCGCGCGTTCGAGGGTCCTTGGGACTTGGTGCTGTTCACAGAGGACGGTCAGATCAGGACCATCCGTGTTTTTGACGATGATGACGAGATACCGCGCTTCCGGTTTCGGATTCCTCGTGGTGTTGCCTACGTCGATAAGCGACTGGGTTCCGCTGGCAGCGAAGTCATTCTGGGACGCCAGGATTTCAAGCGCTTCGACGGGAAGCCGATGTACTTCCTCCAGTCGGGCACGCAACCTTCGGTCTACTCCGAGGACGCGACCATGGTCGCTCGAGTGCGCAACGAGTGGACGCTCGTCGGCACCGAGGTGATGGTCTTTGCGGTTCACGGTACGGAGGTGACATGGAACGCGGCACTGGACCCTGGCGGGGTAGCCACCTCGGCTGGTGGGACTTTCACGGCCGACGAGATCGCCACGAGCCTGGGTGCCGTCGCACCTCTTGACAGCGAAGTAGTGGTTCAAAACGGGCGTGTCATTTTGCGCTCGACCCGTTTGTCGGGGGACCTTCGATACGGTGAGATCGAAATCGGTTTCGGACCTGGAAACACGAAAGACCTGTCGGGACCTGCGGCCCTTGGGTTCTTGCCGGGTTGGGTGATCCGGATCGCGGAGCCCAGTCTGGTAGACGCCCCTCCCGATCTCCGGTGGTTGCCGGACAACGGTTCCCACGTCGGGGTGTTCCGAAGCCCTTTCAATCGCAACGGCACCAAGGACAACATCGCGGACTCGAACCACATCGCTCGGTTCGAGAATGTAGTGTTCACGTCGAGTATTTCGGCGTCTCCGATTGTGGTCCTGGACCGTCCTCCTCTTGAGGACGTGGCCGGCTACGACGAAAACATCTTCTTCCAGATCCAGGACGGCCTGATTCAGTTCAACCTGGACAACTTCGAGGAGGTCTTCTACGAGTTCGGCCTCGGCAAGTTCTCATGGGCCGATGAGTTCCGTCAGGCCCAGACGGTCGAGCAGCCTACCAACACGCTCTACATGGGGCAGGCTCCGGTCATCCCCAACTCGTTCCGGCTTCCTGGCAACGGGCTACGCCTGTCGGTTCTGGGAGCGCCGTTCGAGGACCAGGTCCTCGACGAGGACTTCATCCTGGACGCGGACGGAGACTCCGGTCTCGTCATTCTCATCGAGACCGTAGGAGCCCTCAAACAACTTGGGGCTCGAGGAACCTTCACCTCTGGGACCACCACGTTCACGGACACGTCTCCTGACGTTGACTTCGTGGCTCTGGAGGTCCTCGCAGGGTGGCAGCTCAAGATCACCCAGGGGGACGCACAGGGCACCTACGTGGTGGCCGAAGACGCGACCGACACCAACTCCCTGATCGTGGAGCAGCAGTTCCCGGTGAGTGGCACGACCATTCCTTGGGATCTCTATGAGGGCAAGACTCGTGAAGAGTTCGACCTGGGCGTTGTAGCCGATACCCAGTACGTCCAGTTCCAGCATTTGCCCGACGACCCGTGGAAGGTTCGCGTCTTGTCGCCTTTGGGTGAGGTGCCTACGAGCGCCTCCGAACAAGAGGATAACCGCCTTGTCGCTGTTCTAGGCGACGCGCTGTCTTCGGGACGCCTCATCGTCATCCGATACGGACTTACCAGCGGGTCGCAAGAGGCCAACATGGTGGGTCTTACCCAAACGAACTTGGGGGTCATCCTCAACTCCGCACGAAACGTGCCGGACCCGACGGGTGATCGTTTCCTGGATGACGCATTTTCGATTCGCGTTGGCACCAAGACTTACACGTTTGATGACGGCAATCTGATCAAGGTGGCTGGGGTTTTGTCGTTCCCTCTGGTCGGGGACGTGATCGAGGTCCAGACGGTCAGTGGGTTGCTCAACTTCGGCACCGAAGTGTTCGAGCAGTTCGATGGCCAGGATGCCATCTACGTCGAGGACTTCCTGTCCCCCATTTTGGTCGAGTCGTCCAATGTGGAGTACGACCCCGAGAACGGGCTGCTCAATTTCCCTTCCTCTGCCTTCACGGAGTTCGGAGGCACGGAGGTCTACCTCGTCGAGTCCATGAACACGCTCAACGGGGGCGTCGATGTGACGCTCAACCCGATTCAGGGCTCGTTCCTTTTCACGAAGCCCCTTCGTGAATTCCAGGTTGTCGAGGTCAAGTACTTCCAAGCTGAAATCGGCACCGGCAACCTGTTGCTTGAGCCCATCGATCCCGAAGACCCCGAGAGCGGGCTCGCTCCCGTTGAGGTCATCGAGCAGCTTCCGTTGTTTGTACGTCTTGATACGGCCACATCGCTGGACCCCACTCCGTCAAAACGGTGGGAGTTCAACCCCACCCAGCGCACGGTGGATACCGACGAGGCGAACGAGCCGGCCTTCTACATCGGTTCGACGCTCTACAACATCGGCAGTTCGCCGATCGCTACTTTCGATATCGACAACGACAACGACGTGTACGTGGTGCACCTCGAAGAAGGCGTCGATGCTTTGAGCGAATCCCTGATCACCTACGGGGTGTTCGAGGCATTCGGAGGCGAGCAGACCTACACGGTGAGTCAGCCTCCCGTGTACCGGCCACCGTTCCGGATCGAGGCAGACCAGACCAGCTTCGCGTTGGAGACGGATCGCACCGCCGAGGTGTCACCGGGCAAGCTCCTGCGTGTTGGGGAGTTCCCTTTCTACATCACGGCTTCGTCGTACAACGCGACGACGGATGTCACGACGGTCGAGTTCATTCCCGAGACGCAACTTGAGGCTGGATCCCGTGACCCGGGCTCGGATTCCTTGTCGCTGTTGTCCGACATCCCGCTGGCTACGGACATCGTGCCCGAAGCCCCGGATGGTTTCTGGCTCGAGATCACGAACCAGTACGAGCCGATCAACCGTGGGTTCCAGAACATCATTTTCGGAGGAGATGTTACGGCCGTCGCTGTTGCCGGCCACCTCCTTGAGCTCGGAGGGACTCCTTTCGTCATCAGCGGGTCTACGCAGATCGATGACGGGACTCGGACTCAAGTGGATGTCACGAGTTTCTTCCCACGCGGGTACGCGTTTGGTCAGGACGCGGCCAAGATCAGTGTGCGTCCCGTCTACCAGCCGTTGCCTGAGCAGTTCATTGGCCGTGGCGGGGTGGTGGACACCGAGCCCAGTGAGTTGATCCTGTTCGGAGAGACGGATACGGATGGCAACCTGCTTCCTGGACGCACGCTCCGTCCGTCCATCGACTACATCCTCAACAACGACGATGGGTCCGTGGAGTTCCTCAATCCGCCGGAAGGTCCGTTGGAGCCGACGCAGAGTCTTTATCTTCGTCACACCCAGCAACGCATCATTGCGCCGCTTCTCGCAAACGGATTCATCCTGAACCCGAGGTTCGACGCACGGTTCGTCTACATCCAGCCACCATCGGCGGAAGAAGACCCCATCACGGGTGCGGCTGGGAACGGTCGTCTCGGGAAGATTCTCCGGGGCACGTATACGTTCTCGAACCCGGACACGTTCTTCTACCGAACGGTCCCCCTTCTGAACTACCTGGGAGAGATGGCCGAGCAAGTGGCCCAGGAGATTGCGGCTCAGCTTCCTTCGCAGGGTCCGGCTCCCGCCATCATTCCTCCGACCGAGAACGCCACACAAGGACGCCTTGGCCTCAAGTCCCAGAGCCGGGACTTGGAGGACACGGATCGTGGGGCTCGAGCCTTCCTCGAGTTCTACAACGTCAACGTCATCAACTTCGAGCAGATCCTCGAAACGATCACCGGCAACATCATTGGTGACCGAGATGGCAAGTTCAAATTCTTCATCGGGAAGGGCAAGGATGTTGCGCCTCCCGGATACGAAGACGCCATCACCGGTGAGTTGAACCGGCGCAATCTCTTCTCCGAGGTGTTCTTCGGTTACAACCCGAAGGCCACGTTCATGACGCGTGACCCGGTGGTGGACCCCACCGATTTCATCGTCGCGGGTGATCAACTCGAAGGTTCTTTCCTCGACCCCGATTTCCTGGGGGATCTGCAGGGACTCCAGCGCCAGTTCGCCATGAACGAAGTGGACGACATCGTGTTGTTCGCTCGCACTCGCAAACGTCTGCGTCTGTTCCCGCTTCGTTTAGAGGCTTTCGGACGGTACCGGGTCTTGGGACAGCCCAGTCGGTTCTCTCGCGTCTTCCCGGAGCTCACTGAGTTTTTCACGTTGACCGATCCCGGCATTGGGGCGGATTTGGAAGCGGAGCCCGTCAAGCGTGGGGTTTACTCTTTCAGCAAAAAGATCAAGCGTCTGTCCATCACGGGCGGCGGGGGTAACCTCAAGATTGAGCTGCCCAAGCGGGCCAGTACCTTTTTCAAGGGCATCGCTGATGTGGGCAATCCTGTACTTGGGACGGTCGAGAACATCGGGTCCCTTTCGGTTCAAAACCGTCTTCCCCGAGCCCGTATTTTCGCTTACAGCGAGGTCGGGTTCCCTGAGTTCGACGACCTCCTGGCCACCACGGACGGCTTCGGAGCGAACCCACGACCTGCGGTCATCGCTACTCCGCTTCCTCTGCACGAGCTACCGCTCGATGAGGAGGGGCTTCCCGATGTTACGCAGCTTGCGGCTCAGGGGGGTGAGACCATCGACCTGACGACTGGCGACCCTGTCCTGTTCACTCCCGCTTTCTCGGTGTGGACTGACCCCACGGGGAGCAATCTTCCGAAGGCCACCTTCGGCCACCCCAATGGCACCGTCATCGACGTGGCTACGCCCGACTCTTTTTCGTACGAATTCGGTGGCGTTTCGTTCACGAGTCTCAAGTCCGTTTTTGTTGGCGAGATCCTCCTTGGTTGCATCCTCACGTTTGTTGATGAAGACGGTGTTCAACTCAACCCTGGCGAGATCCTCGAAGTTGGGGAGGAGGAAGGGACTACGGATGGGCCTGTCGAGCTCGATCGGGGAGACACCGTTTTCATCTCTCCCCCAAATACGTTTTTAACGGCCCCTGCCGATGTGGATGACCCTCTAACCAACAGTGAGGCCAGTGCCTTGGCTAAGGGCAACCCCAACTACCGGGTGGGTTTCGATATCGGCGTGGACCGTTCTGATGGTGAACTCCGGGACATCACGTTTCCTTCGTTGGCGGACCCGAATATCCCTCTCAAGGAAGCCTGGGGGCAGGGGCCTCCCAAGCCGCTCAGCAACGTCGAAGGATTCGTCACGTTCCGAAATGCGCTGACCGAGCCCGCACCCCTCCCGGCGTTGTTGGGTGGTTTTACGAACGACTCGGGCGACTACACGTTGCCGTACATCTACGCCGAGAACACTGAGATCGATCAGCTCGGCATCGTGGCCGGCGCTTTCAACGATCTTTTCGCGGACTCCGGAATTCCCAACGCGGTGTTCCCAGATGAGATCCAGGGAGTTGACGGCGTCATCGTCGGCGTGCTGACTGGAACCGATCTACCGGCTGCGATCAACACAGGTCTCGATACGGAGCCGGTGACCACGGCTGGTGGCTACACACCGCACAGCGGCATCAAGGACGTGGAGCCGTTCGATGTGTTGCTCGTGGAGACCAACCAGACAGCTCTCGGGCTTCCCCCGGGATCCCAGGGCATCTTGTCCGTTGGCGGCACCAACGGGTCCGCCGCCGGGAGCACCCTTGAGCCGCCGCGGTTCGTGACCCCGACGGCGTTGGGCGACAACGTGGAGTACCTGTTCACGTCGGCGATGTCTTTCGTGAACCAGACGACGCTCCCGGAACCGCCGGGAATGATCGTGCGTCGAGTGGGCACCGTGACCCAGTTCGACATCACGCAGATCTCGACAGCGCTCCTGGTGTTCAACGATGGGACGCCAAGCGTTATCGCTGGTGGCCTCAACAACGTGTTCAACCTGGCCAGCACGAACATCATCACGATCAACCTGTGGACTTCGTCCTCGGATGCCGTCCCGATTCCGGTGTTCCTCCAGGCGGTGACCATCGACTTCGGTACCGGTCTTGTGACGGGTGATGCGGCGGCTTCGGCCATCACTACGGTCACGTCGGACGACAACTTCATTTTCGTGGATACCCCGGCTGCGTTTGTGACGATTGGCCCCGGTGCTCCTCCTGTCCTTCCGGAAGACCCGTTGAATCCGGGAGATACGTTGCCGCTTTGGTTCACGATCGACATCAATGTCGGAGGTGCTACCGGTATCAGCACCACGGCTCAGATCGAGACCGACCGGCTCACGTTTGGTGAAGGCTACGACCTTCGTACGGTGCTTCCACGAGACGAGCCCCCGGTTGCGGCGGTGGCGGTGGCATCGGAGCTCAGCGTCAATTTCGTCACCGGTAAGACCGTTTCGATTTGCACGGTCAATGACAACGTTTCGACCAATGGCGGCGTTCCGTACACCTTCCTGACACGTAACGAGTTTGCTCCGTTCATCGGCACCTTTGATCCGGCTCCTGGATCGGGTCGTGGGTCCATCAAAGTCATGGCCTTTGAAGGGCACGGGAACCTTCCCATCGTGACGACCGGTGACATCACCTTCTCGGCCCTTCCGTCTTCTCGGTATGGCACGGATCAAGTGATCGTCATCGCGGAAGGCGTGGGGTTGGCCGGCGTTGCAACGGAACGCAACTTCCGAATCTCGACGGATGGCACCCCGTTGTTCACGGTGGTCGGTCAAGGGTTCGAGGCTGTTGAGGCCGGAGACATTTTGACGATCACTGGTACGGACGATGTCCCCGCCAGGGCCGCGACCACGGCAGGCACCTATCTGGTGCGTCATGCCATCTCGCCCACCGAAGCGACAGACCAAGAGCGTCTGGCGACCATGAATACGGCGACTCTCCCGGTGAATACAGAGTCCGGGTGGGCAAGTCCGATTTTCCCGACGTTGGTCAGCGTGGACGTGGATGGTTTTGGTTCTCTTACCGTTTCGAGCACTCTTCTCAATGACGGGGTGACCGCGGCTTGGGATGGCACTGGGTTCTTGTACATCATGAATGTCCTGGACTCCGCGGCTTCCGACTACGGTACGGCCAACTTCAAGATCCCGTACACGGCGGTCGATACCGTGACGAACACCTTCACGGTCTCGGCTGTAGGTGCGACAGACTTCTTGGGCACTTCGATTACTGTGGCGGACATCGATGCGATCGAACCGGGCACCGTCATCTCGGGGTTCTTCCGGTTTGACGTGACTCTGGACCGCGCTCCTTTCGGAGCCCCGCCCCCCGATGTCGGCGTTCCTGAGAAACTGTTCCCGCGGAACACCGTGGGTTCTTTGGTGCCGATTGGGGCTGATGTTCCGATTGGAGGGTTTGCAGGCATCGTGGTTTCGGGTTCCGGTGGCCAAATCGGTTATGACATTGCGCTGGCAAACCTCGTACCGGGCGCTCCGATCATCAATGAGCTCGCTGTCGCGGTGGCCACCCCCATCGCCAACACTGCGTTTGACCCGAATCCGGATGCGTACGTCTACGACAACGTTCCGCATTACCTCCAAATTGACCAGACGGACGCGCCGGGCTCCGACTGGAACACCATCCACACGCTCCCAGATTTGTTCGCGTTGATGCCCGGGGATAGCTTGCGCACGCTCACGACTGCGTTTACGGAGGGTTTCCGGGCTCAAGCCGGCATTTTCCTTGAGCCTTCATGGGTACGTCCTACACTCGATCTGGGAGGGGCGACCGAACGTGTGGTCGATGCTGGGCACTCGGTCGCGGTTGGTGAAATTGGGTACCGAGACCCTGGTGCTTTTGGCGAAGCCGATCCCGAAGCCGTGTCCTGGTCCGTCCGTAGGATTCGTCGTTTCCATGACGTGCTCCAGGGCATTGGAGAACTCCTCGGGCCTCTTCGATACGTCTACCAAATCCGCCGTGGGACGGTGACGACCTTCGGGTCCGCGCCGGTGAGTACGGAGTCCTTCGTCTACCCGTTCGTGATCACGGCCGACGACGCCACCAACCTGGGTCCGTTCAACGACGAGTTCGTGAATATCTTCCCCGGTGACCTGTTCCGCCTGTTCGATACCGACGGGGTCACATTGCTCGATGAGGTCGAGATTGGTGGCATCGAGTCGGCGACGCAGATCTGGCTCAAAGAGCCTGGCATCACGAAGGTCCCTGCGGCCGATGTGGCTGGCAAGCCATTCGAGATCTACTTGCAGCAAGTTCCGGTGCCTCACGAGCAGAGCAACGCACAGCTTTTCGGGCAGATCACCGATCAGGTTGTGCTCGAACGGACCGCTGACTACACGACCCAGGAGGGTGGGTTCGTTCCCACCGAGCCGGAGGTGACAGATCCCCGGCGGCTCAGGGATAGCGACGGAACCCTCAACTTTGCGGCCATTGGGGTCGCAGTCGGGGACATCGTCGTCATCGATGCGGCGGGAGATGTGGAGGGCCCCACAGGTGTCCCTGTGACGGGCCAGGAGAGCGGCCTTCGACCCTTTGGGGACCGAAGTGTCCCCAACCGTTTGACGGCTGAGGCGGGCCAGGAGGTGCCTTTCATTGCAGGTGCCCCATCCGAACTGGACGACAACCGGGGCTGGTACCGGGTCACGGAAGTGACTGGGGATGCCGTCACGGTGTCCAGCGAGACCGAGTACAGCAACGACCCCGGAGGAGGCTTTGTGACGTTCGGTGTGGAGGCCGAGTACGCCGTGCTTCCTACCATCTCGGGATCGACGGCAGCCTTTGCGGACCCTCCTGGTGGCCCTGGAGAGGAGGGGCAGTTGGACCTGCGCCCGACAGCCCTGGCAGGTGAGCTCGGGTCTGGCGCGGACTCCTTCCGCGGCAATCTGTTCAGCATCGCTCCCTTCTCCTACAAGATCATTCGGCCGAGCGGTCTGTTCTCGTCCGAGGCCATCGACCTGGTGCTCCTGATGCGAGAGCGCACCCTGAGTTTCCTTGAAGAGTTCGACGTGTTCTTCCGTGAGGACAAATTCGGAAGCTACTTCGTCTTCCAGCGCGATGAGCATGTGGCAGATCTCGGTAACCCGTTGATTCCCGACGAAGGTAAGGGAGTCATGAGCAACGAACTCATCGACGGGGCTCGAGGTCTCGTAAGCATCAGCCCGTACGCGAACAACTCGGATTCGCTTGGGGTCTTGGATCGTCGGTTCTGGGTCAACGACTCGCGCCTGGACAACGAGTTCCCGGTGGATTCTCTGGCAGGTGTCCCCAGCTACGCGACACTCGAAAGCAACGTCAACAACCCGACGGCCGACGTGGGGGATGGGCGCCCAGTTTTGACGGACCGCATCGACGAGGTGTTGGACGACAACGACCAGTTCCGTGAACTTCGGTTCGCGTGGCTCGATTTCCGGGTCAACCAGGAAGACGGGACGTTGGTCGAAATCCGTCGTTTCATCAGCCAGCTTCCCAAGAAGCGGGCCAAGGAGCTTCGTGCTCTTCGGCAATCCCAGTCCTTCACCGATGCGGGTATCTCATGACCCAACGCAAATCAAAGCCGCACTACGGTTTCCGTACGGGACCTGCACCGGGCCCTGACGGTTACGATGAGAAGAAGCGGTACCGGTCACCGTTCGACTTTGATCTGTCCAAGATGACGGTCGAGGAGGCCGAAGCGAAACTCCGTGAGATGGGTATCGAGCCCAACTCCTGGACGGACAACGAAGGCCAAGTGAAGGAGGGGGATACAGCGCAGATCCCTACGTTCAAGTTTTACGCGGAGATGCTCGGGGAGATCCGGGACATCTGCAAAGGCCAGGTCAGTCGTGACCTTCGTGAGATCGACGAACTTGGCGTCAAGATGCGTCGCCTCAAGAAGGGAGGGGGCGGGTAATGCCTAATCCAGAACAAGGACCAGAGAGCCAGGGGATAGTCGGGCAATGGCAGACGATCTCTTTGGAGATCCCGGACTTCCTCGAGCCGGTTCGCGAGGCGATCGATGCCTTCTTCTCGTTCCTGATCCAGATCCTCAACATCCTGTTGGCGGTGTTGGAGATCCTCAAGGTTTTCGCTACCGGGTTGCTCGACCCGCTCATCGCACTCATCACGCTGATCCAGAGCATTATCGAGGCGCTGCTAGCTGACCTGAGACAGCTCGGTATTTACATCCACGGGGACATCTATAATCTGGAAGGGCCCGATTTCTCGGCCCTCAAGGGTGGCTACCTGACCTACCAAGGTCGGATGGTGGGGCGTCTCCAAGACTCCCAGGATCCGAACCGTCCGGACATCAGCGAGTTCTCGACATGTTTGGCTGTGTTCCTGTTCGTACAGACGGACATTCGTGGCATCAACCGCATCGTCCAGCTCGTCCAGTCCATCCTCGGGCTGTTCAACCGCCAGTATCCGTTGCCCCGGATGCAGAACAAGGCGGTGAGCATCGAAGCCACATACGGCTACGACGGCGCTACTATTTTCTCGTTCAACAAGAGCTTTTTCCGAGACGAGCTTTTCGACAAAGAGAGCCCCGACGACAGCCTCAACAACCCGTACAACGCGGTGAACCTGACGTGGCAGATGGCGACCATTCCCGGGTCTCCTTTCCCTGACACGCCGGTCATCCCACCGGCCGGGTTCCTGGTCGAGTTCTCGACGCGTGAGCAGCCCATCAAGCTCGTGGCCGAGCGTGTGATCCAAGGGTCCGCGCAGGATATGGAGCTCCTGAATCAGCCGGCCAAGACCGAGGTGATTGAACTTCTCGATCAGGACCGGCAGCCGATCCTCCTTCGTGGTGGCAGTCAGCAGCTCGACATCCAGGGAAGGATCAACTGGAACGACGCGGTCGATTCCCGTGGGGATTTCAAGTCCGATGCGGTGCGTGTGTACGGTGTCCGGAACATCAACGATCCGGCGCCCATTGACCTCAGCCTGCTTGAAGGCGACGGCAAGCATTTCATCCAGAAGACCTTCTTCGTTCCCTTTACCCAGAATTTGTTTTTCCCTGGTAAGGGGTACGGTGCCTCCTTCAAGTTCGAGGACATGCCGTTCGCTGCGGACTTCGAGTTCTCAACGTTCCCGAGGGGCCGTATCCGACGCCTCAACGACAGCAAACAGCCTGAGCGTTACTTCGTTCGGGTTCGTGCGGTCAACCAGCCTGTAGCGGAGATCTCTGATGGAGAGACCATCGGCTACAAGTACGTCCTCGATCAGACGGCGTTGCGTCCGTCGCCCAACGGTCCAATCGTCACCATCGATCCTGGGCCTTTCTCTGATGTCCCGGTCAGTTTCAACGACGCAGGGCCTCCTTCGGACTTGGTGCCCATCCTATTCCCGGATGCCAGTACGCAGCTCTATCTGCGTGCGGTGGGAGAAGCCTTGGCCATCATGGCGTTGTCGCGGGCGGACATCCCGTTGTTGCTCGGCAAGAATGGCATTGTGGATTTCCCCCCGAATGGTCCCAATGACGTTCTCAAGGACGGGGAGCAGAACCCTTGGTGGGAGACGTACCAGGACCGCTCCAGGAAGAGTACTCAGCTCGAAGACATCGCCAAGTTCATGCTGATCCGCATCGTCGGGCGTCGGCAGACCAAGAAGTTCTTTGAGAAAACCGGAGCCGACCCCGCCAAGTTCCGCAAGAGTCTCTTCGTCAACTGCATCAACTACACGAACCGTCTGTTGTCGCAGAACTTGCCCCCATTGGCAGCGCGTCAGCTTGCGGTCGAGCGTGCCGAGGACCTTCTCAACTTCCAGATCATTTTTGGAGACGAGAGCTACTTCACTTCGGTCGATCCCAACATCACGCAGCTTTTCGAGACACTTCCTGGAGGCTCTGTCTTGGAGCTTCTCCAAGATACGAGCACTCAAATGGGAATCGCCCCCAACCCGTTGTCCCTGGGGATCGCGGACGGTCGAGCTGCCGAACGCATTCGGGCAGAAATCAACCAGGAGAGCAAGTTGGCACGAGAGCCGCACTTCTTCTTTGCGTCTCCGTCGGATCCTCTCATCACGGCAGGGCGTGGTTCCTACGACATGGCCCCCGTCGTCTACAACCGCACCAACAACCGGCTCAGGAAGATCGACTTTTTCCGTAACCTCATCCCCGACAGCGTCTACGAGGGCGCGGCGTTTGTTCTCCAGGTGGCGGCCGGTCCGGCCGTACGCTCTCAAGAGCGTGGGTGGATTGCTTTCCGGGTATTCCCTCAAGGCATTCCGGCCATCGACCGTTTCTTCGATCAGATCCTCGCGCTTCTGCGTTCGATCCAGGCGGCGATCGAGAGCATTGCCGAGACCATCCGCCGCTACATCGAGTTCCTCCAGAGTCGTATTCGGGAGCTTCAAGCGTTCCTCAACCGTATCAACGCCCTCATCCAACGACTGCTTCGGTTCTTTTTCTCGATCACCCCGGCAGCCGGTTTGATCGTCGTCGCTCCCGGCACCGATGGTGTCACGGCCGCGTTGTTGGGCTCGCAGAACAAGCCGATCGGTCCTGAGAATCCTCAGTCGGATTCCTACGGCGGTGGCATCGTGCTGTTTGCTGGTGGCATCCCCAACCTGGCGATCGACGTGTTCCGATCGCTTTTCCAAGGAGACACCTGATGTTTAACTTTCTGGGGACCATGAGGCAGTGTCAGTGGAAATCATTCCGTGACTGGACGTTGAACGAGCGTCGAGCGGTGCCTCGTCGTGTGGGGGTGATCAACGCGGAGCTCGACCGGATCGGTTGCATCACGGTTTTCTACAAGACACGCGGACAGACGGTCCAAACTCTGGGTGGAGCGGAGCAGGAAGTTGAAACCGTGACGGAGGAGCGCACTCGGTTTGTGGTTTCGCCCGAGTCTTCGCTCGAGAAGCTCGTGCAGGCGTACATCGCCCAAGGTGGCAACCCGATGGCGATCTCATTGTGGCTGCAACCGGACAATGTGCAGTTCACGACCGACGAGGACCCCCAAGAGGATGCTGCCGACGATCCCAACGAGCGTGCGACCTCGGCGGGACTCGCGTCCACACCTTTTGACCAGCCTTACGGCGCCGTGATTTCGTCGGAGAGCACGACCTCGTATGGCGTGGGCGGCCAGTACATGGGTGGCGTTTCGGTGAAACTCACGGATCTCACTCGTATGGCCGGCCGCTATGTGGAGGAGGGCGATGCCGGGGCCAAGATCGCGATCAAGATGGACTGGGCACGTCGGTGGGTCCGACAGGAAATCGCTGAGGTGACGCAGCTCGGAGAGAAGATCCTGAAACTCATGGATTTGCGCGAGCAGCTCATGCAGGAGCGCGACATCCTGATCCAGCAAAGCGTCGGAGGATCGACCTTCCTGGGGCTGTTTCCGCCGAATCCTTCTCGGTTTGCACGAAACCTCCATCTCACGGAGATCGTCACCGAGATGGATTCAGTTTTTTACGAAACCGATGAGAACGGAGAACCCGATTTCACACGTATCAACCTGGGCAAGCGAGCCGACGGAACGTCCCTTTCGGACCCTACGGACGACATCGAAGGTGAAAATGCTCAGGTGATCCCGAGCGGCATCGCTTTTTACGACACGCTCAATGCAGATCCCCCGGGAACCGACCCGTTTGCTGCCTGATTCTGCCTATAGCCCCGTTTCTAGTAGACCATGAGTTTCGACTTCCAACTCGGCCACGCCTGCCCCCACCTGACGGTGGAGGAAGAAGTGATCCTCGGCGCCGACCGGCGAGAATTGGTGACACGCCAGCCAGTGGCGTCCTCGAACCATATCCGCATCACGGTGAACGACCAGTTGACCGTGCCGCAGGGGGGTCTTCTGAGTCGAGCGCAGCTTTCGGGCTCGGTCAGCGGTCCGTTTCGAATCGTTCAGAACGAGAACACCATCACCATTGAAAACCGGACTCAGGGAGTTCAAGAGGTGGAGCTTCCGGTGGGGAACCGGGTGACTACGGATCGCGTTGTGGAGATTCTCACCGCGGCGCTGCGGACTGGCCAGGTTTCTATCGTTCCGCAAAACGTCAACGGTTACCTGCGTCTCACGGATCTCTCGGACACCGGGAGGAAATCCCAAGTGCGTGTGTCAGGTGATGCGGTGGGCCAGGTCGGATTCGTGGACCAGATTCGGGAGCGGGGTCGCATCGTGTACCCCTCCTGGATTTTTGCGGAACGCCCCACCATCACGGTGACTCCTGGGCTTGCCAGTGTCCGACAAGTCCCCGCTCGGTACCCCAAGTTCACACAACCGGTGAAGAGCAACCCGGTTTTCAAGATCTCGTACACGACGTACCAGCAGTACTGCCGTCGTTGCCAGGGCTTCGGGATCGAGAACGACTACCTGATCGCGGCGGATGGCTCCCCGTTCCAGATTGTGAACGAAGACCTCCTCAACCAGGACGTGCTTAAGGTGCTGAGCACCATCAAGGGGTCCAATGCTTTCCACCCCGAGTACGGGACGTTGCTTCTCACACGCATCGGAACGAAGGCTGTGGGTTCCGGGGTCGCGGCGATCAACGAGGACGTGATCACATCGCTGACCGTGTTCCAACGTCTACAAGAAGCTGCTGGCCGATACCAGGAGGTCACTGCGCGACAGCGTCTGGCCAATATCATCGCCATCAACACTTTCCCGTCCGAGTTCGACCCCACGGTGTTCGAGGTGCAGGTGATCGCAGCGAATGCTTCCAACGTCCCCGTCGTGGTGTCCACGGTGTTTGCCGCTCCTGGTACAGCAGCACTTGCTGGGACGAATGGCCTGTCGCTCGGCTTGAGCGGTTTTGGGCTCGATCCCCGCACCGGAACGATTCCGGGGGTTGCGCCCGCGTAAGAGGTAACTGATGGTATCTACGCCCAAAATCATCGGTCCCGACGGAGTTGCTCGTGAGAACACCTTGTTCTCCACAACCATGACTTCTCGTTTTTTCGAGGGGACCATGGAAGAGAGCACGGTGGACATGCAGATCTCCATCCGTGGTGGTGCTTTCACGTCGGACCCGGACTTGATCATCTTTGAAGGGACGACCTTTTCGTTCCCCAACTCCACATCTTTTCCCGATGGCCTTGAGTTCGGCGCCGGGTTGAACGTGATCGAGGTTCGTTCGATCTCGTTCTCCGGAGCAGTCTCTACGTCAGCTCGCCTTGAGGTGACTCTCGTCCAGGAGTCCGACATTGGGCTACTGGGAACGGTCCCTACGAACGTCAGCGTTGAGCAACTCGACGATGAGGTGGAGATCAGGGTGGAAGGGGTCAACGATCCCACCTTCCGAGGGATCAACTTCTACGCATCCCGATTCTCTGGGGGTGGTGCCACCGGGTACCAGCGCGTCAACCTCAACACCGTCTCGGATTTTGTGACGGTGCAGGAGACTACGAACATTGGGGCTCTCCAGGTGGAGTCGGCAGTGGCGACGAACACGGACGGCACGGTGGCCGCCGATCCCTTGTACGTCAAAATCCGTGAGACGCAGACCAGCAGCAACGATATCCTCGAGAACCTCGAAGACATCACGCTGACTCCTGAGCTCGCCGCAGCCATCACGGAGCAAGAGCAAGCGAATCTTCTGCAAACCGATTTCGTGCAGGTGTTCGAGGTCCCGGAAACGACGACGGTGATCCGGAGCACGTACTCCGTGGATTCGTTGGTGGCGCGTCCCTTCTACACTTTTAAGCACAACCGCCAGTTCGGATCGGCCAACAACCCTGCCACCATTCCGGTTGGGGTGTTCGCCAGCACGCCGTTGACGGAGCCTTTGTTCTACGTCACGAGCGCAGTCTTTTTTGACGATGCAACGCTCCTGGAAGTGGAGTCGGCGTTCTCGACGGAGGTCTCGGCACAGCCCACCGTGATCCGTCAGAACGTGGGTACGTTCCCATCACCGTCACGTCTCGACATCGTCGAAGACACGATCAGCGCGATTGGGCGCACCACCCCACAGATCGCGATTCAACCGGGAGCCGTTATCCGAGACACGGTGGTGGATCCGATTGCCAGCGAGGCCGTGCGTCTTCGGTTCCTGGTGGACTTCCTGTACCGCATCCAGTCCTTCGACACGCTGTTGCAGATCGACGGCATCGAAGCAAACGGTAGCTCCACGGCTGTGGCACAGAGCCCTTACAAACAGGCCCTTCAACGGGTATTCGAGCTGCAAAACCCTGGTGACGTACAGGCCATCATCGACCTTTCGTTCGATCAGCTTGCGTCTCGCAACGGGATTTTCCGTCAGTCGGGAGACCGCGCTCGAGGGTTCGTCATTTTCTTCACGCGTACGCGTCCTACCTCGACGGTTTTCATCCCGTTGGGAACCCGGGTGGCCAGTGGCTCTGTCCAGTTCGTTACGACGACGGATGGTGCGATCCCGATCAACAACATCGCGTCGTTCTTCGACCCCACCACGAACACCTACCGGATTGAACTTCCCATCGAGGCTGCTTCTCCGGGGTCGGCGGCGAACCTGGGGGCCGGGCAGATCCGCACCATCGTGAGTTCGTTGCCGGGGCTCTCGGTCACCAACTCGAATGCCACGTTCGGAGGCACCAACCAAGAGACCAACCTCGAGCTTTCGATCCGGGCCCGCAACGCGCTGGCTGCGGTGGACAGTGGAACCGAACGAGGGACACTTCAAACTGCGGCCGATGTGGCCGGTGTCCAGGAAGTTTCGATCGTTGCTGCTGGCGACTCTTTGATGCAGCGCGACTTCGACGACGACTTCGACAAACACGTCGGAGGCAAGGTCGATGTATGGCTACGGGGCGAGTCCCTCGGCACCGTCACTGACACTTTCGCGTTCACGTTCGAGACGGCTCAGGACGTTCAGTTCGCCATCATCGGGAATCCTGCGATCCTCCAGTTCCGGGCCTTGGACGAGACACTCACGGTGGAGAACCCCATCGCTGCGATGATCGACGATGTTACGGAAGGGCTCGGGCTCCGAAATGCCACGACCGGAGCTTTCTTCGATCTGACGGATGTCGAGATTATCGACTATCGGACTATCCAGCTTTCCATCGAGGTGTTCCAACCTCCTGTGACGTTCGGAGACATCGTGTTGGGTGACTACCGGTACATCACTACGACTCGATTCGTCTTCACGCGACAGCCTGTGACTTCGGTGACGAGCGTGACAGGTACCATTTCCGGGCTCCTCTCCACCGACAACTGGGAGTTCGTACGTCCTGATGACCCTCTGATCTTGGGGCGCTCCACCAAGGCCCAAGCGTATTTGAACGTGCTTCAAATCAACGGGGTGCCGAGCGGCGACTCCATCACGGTGACCAACGAACAGCACATTTTGCTGGGCGAGTTCAACGAGTTCGTCAGCAACTTGGGAGCCAATCCCCTGACGGTATCCGTCACCAGTTCGGATGGCACGATCCTGTACCGAGGCCCAAGCGATCCCAGTGGCGTTTCGGACTACACGATCGTTCCCGGTGGCCAGACCACGGCGCTCGCCATTCGACGTACGGCCAACAGCGCGATCGTGAGTGGCCAAACGGTCCTGGTCAGCTACGAGCACGTCGAGAACTTCACGGTCCTGTACCAGAACAACTTCGTCATCCCCAGCACGCAAGCGGTGTTGGATGCTCAGAAGCACCTGACTGCCGACGTTCTGGGCAAAGCTGCCATCCAAGTCCCCATCGACATTACGGCGACCGTCGTCACCGTGTCAGGTTTCCGTACGTCTACGGCCGACACCAACGTCCGTACGAACTTGACTACCTTCCTTCGGGCTCTTCCCGCAGGCTCCGCAGTGCGTCAATCCGATATCATTGCGGTGATCGACAACACCTCTGGGGTGTCGTACATCGAGAGCCCCCTTCGTAAGCTGTCCCGTGGGGCTGGCAGCCTGGTGGTGCGGGAATCGGTTTCTTCGGAAGACGGCGAAGTCATGCTGCTTGTAGGGACGCCAGCGGTTCCTTACTCGACGGACACCGTCAAAACCTGGTTGCTGGAGAACCCGTTGGACAACCCCACGACCACGGGTGGCGGAGACGGCACCCAGTTCGCTGGTGTGTTCCAAGACGACCGCGCCTTGACCTTGCAGCTCAGCAGCCCTGAATTTCTTCATGAGGGGCCCGACCGGGCGTTCATCATTGGAAACGACGGCCTGATCATCCCAGGGTTTACGGACGACCAGACCATCGAGAACAACTTTCCATCGGCCAACACCGCGCAGGAAATCCAAGCGATCCGGCAAGACCTCACTGCGAACCGGATGATCGTTTCGCTGGGTGCGAACGACCGTCCGCAAGTGCACGCTTACACCGTCACCTACACGGTGGCCTTCCTCGAGACGCGAGTTCAGGACATCGAAGGCAGCTCCCTCGAAGTGTTTGAAGTGGGCAGCTTGATCTTCACGTTCGCAGAGGACGTGCGTAGTGTCTGACGAAAAGAAGCCACTCGTTCTTCCTGAGACGCCGTACCTGCCGTTCACGCGTGAGCAAAACCCGGCGCCCATCACGACGGCAGGGCAGCAAGGGAGTCGCACTCTTCGCGACATCACCAACTCGATCCTGCGGACGTTTCAGCAGATCCTCCCTTCGAACTATGTTGCCGAAGTTCCGGGCCCCTACTACGTCCTCCAATACCAAGCCCTGGCGGAGCAGCTTGCCCAGATCCAACTCGAACTTGAGGACGTAGGTCTGGAGTCCGATGTGGACTTCGCACGTCCAGAGTTCCTCTGGCAGATGATCGGGACGCTCGTGTTCCCCGACACGACCAAGTCCCCTCCCGGCATTCCAGAGGTCGATGGTGACTTGACCTACCGTGAGTTCCTTCGTCGGATGATTTTGCTGCTCCTCCAAGGGGCAACGAAAGACGTGGTCGAGGAGGGTCTCGAGCTTTTGACGGAAGCGGTGATCCAGGTGTTGGCCAAAGTGGACTTCGCCACCGACCCGAACACCGCATGGGGCTTCGGTGAACAGAACGAGTTCGAGATCAACGTCTTGTGTGTGACCGTTTTCACGGACCCTACTACGGGCGACCTGATTACTGGGGCGCTCGGCACCGGGTTTCCCGAGGAGCCTTTCAAGGTTCTTCGCAACAACATCCGCATCCTGCGTGCGCTCAAGCCGGCGAAGGCTCTGTACGAGTACCGGCACCTTTTCCTTGATGCGTTTGGCGAGTTGTTCTCCGCCGAGCCGATGATCGATCTGGACCCCTGGTACTACGAGGATTTCCGGAAGTTCTGCTGCGGCATGAAGGAGATCAATGGGGACCAGGGCACCACGCTGCCGGGCCGCATGCTTTTTCAAGATGTGACGCTCGATTTCCGTTCGGTGTGTCCCGGCGCTACTTTGGAGGTGCTCGAAGGGGTCAACAGCGCGCCCGGTAACGGGGGAGTCGATGGCGCCACTTTTGGGCGATTTCGTGTGGCGGGTCTTCAACGTCTCATTTTTGGCGAAGACAGCACGACGACCGACGGCATCACGACGCTTAACCCGCGGTCCTACAGCACGAGCCCAACTGGCCTGAGCGGGGAAGCGACCGCGGATGCCGAGGGTGACTTGGAAGATCTGAACCAGGATTTTTCCGATGCCGTGGAAGGTGAAATCCTGACTTTTCTCGTAGGGCCCAATGCGGGAAGTTATCGGCTCGAAACTCTTCTCGGAAACAACGGAGGAGCCGTTGGTTTGGTCCCTGCGGGGTCCCTGGTGACGGGTGTGCGAGTTGCGCCGAGTATCCTCCAAATCGCCACCAGGATGCCACAGGAAGCCATAGGGCAGATCTACAAGGTCACGGTGGAGCGCCTGGGTGTCCGCACACCTTTTACCGTTCTGGCCGAGGACGTTTCGGCTCAATTCTACATCTAGCGGCTTCGGTGGCCGGCCTATACCCAGCCCAAGGATAGAACTGCCGAATTCCCGGCCGAGGAAGCAACATGGCTACCGCACTGATCCAAAGTCTCGTCAACGGTATCAATCCGGTGGTTGGGGCGAGCCGCGATGATCTCCGGGCAGGGGATACCGTAGAGCTCTCCGATGTTGGCGGTCCCGCCAACACCTACGCCTGGTCGATCGCTTACGCCCCCCAAGACAAGGACCGGGTGGATTCTGCCGCCGTCCTTGTTGGCAACATCTTCGGCCCTGGTCCCGTCACCTTCGATGTCGATAACCAGGGCGCGTACCTGATTCGTCTCGTCATTGACGCAGGTCTCCCAACCCAAGACGAACAGTACGTTCGTCTTCGCTACGACACGTTCTTCGGGGATTTGTCGTTGGTCGCGGCCGGTGAGCGCCGTGACGGCAGTGGCATCATCCCTGTGGACATCTCCGCAGAGGGGTGGGCCGACGACCAGAACTTCAATCTCAACCGACTTCTTTGTCTGGTCCAGCACGTCAGTGCGAGCGGTCGCATCATCTACGTCGATGCGAACCGTGGCAAAGACAATTTGGCGGTTCCGAACGATCCCGCCATCGCAGAAGGGTTCGCTGACTTTTCCACGATCACCGAGGCCATCCTCGCGGCCGAGACCAACGCCGATTTCAACGGTGGCGTCCTCCCGAGCGCAACACAGCCCATGATCGTGGCCGTGCGGCCTGGTTTTTACGAAGAGGACATCGAGTTCAAGCCTTACGTTCACGTCATCGGATGGCCGTCATCCGGCGGCGGGACCGGTGAGCACCCTGACTTTGATCGTAGCGTGAACATTCGGGCCGCGAACGGAGGCGTGGCTCCCGCCGAACTGACGTTCACGGCCAACCTCCCGAACCTGGGCGAGTACTGCTACCTCTCGAACCTCATCCTCGAGAACGTCGGGGCCACGACCAACGCGCTGCTTCGCAAAGTTGGTGAGGGTGACGTGTACCTGGTCAACACCGAGCTGCTCCAGAACGGCGGTGGCGCGGTCGATCAAGGGTCCGGTGTTTCCGTCGAACGCGGTCGGGCTTTCCTTGAGAACACTCGGGTCATTCAGACCGATACATTCAGTCACGAATCGACTGCGTTCAGTGTCACCTCGACGTTGGGCACCTCCGCTCTTTTTGCGAAGGAGTCGATGTTCATCGGGCCGAGTATTGGTCAGGTGGACCCCACCCAGTTCGGTGGCGTCACGGCTCTGTTCAAGGGCACGAAGTTCCAACAGGTTCAAAACGCCGGTGCCGGCACCGAGTTCGCGATCCAGAGCTGGTCCGAAGACCTCATTTTTGACGATGGCTGTCAGGTCATCGTCGATGCGGCGAGTGCCATCACGGAAGCCATCGAGGTCAACGCGGATGCCGTGGGCGTCCTGGGCGATCTTTCCCTGACGCTTCGTCGGACTCTTCTTGGCGATACGACCACAGGAGCTCCTGGGTTCCTGGGTTTCACGATCGACAGCACCGGTGTTGGTGGCACGGCCTACTTGCGGATGGCGTCGTCGGAGTACGGCACGATCACCCAGGTCGGTGCCGTCACACGTCAGGCCCTCACCATCGGTACATCCTTGTTCTACGACAACACGGTTTCGGGCCTTGTGTCGGAGAACGTGCAGGACGCTATCGACGAGATTGCCGGCGGCGGTGGTGGTGGCGCGGCTCCGAGTACCGCACCGTTCGTCACGCATGCGGTTTCAGGCGCCCTGACCGATTACCGTATTTTCAGTAACGGTACTGGTACGACAGCCACTGTCGGCGGCGGCAACGGTACACCGGCTCAGGTTGATATCACGGCCACCGGTGTGGCTGCGGGCGCGTACACACGCACCGATCTGACGGTCAATGCGCAAGGGCAGCTCACGTTGGCTGCGAGCGGTGTGGTCCAAGAGACCTACTCCCGGCAGATGCTCGTCGTGACTCCGCCTGCGGTCATCGTTCCGCCGCTCATCGTTCAGGAATACGATGTCATCAACAGCGCGACGGGGTTCACGTTCCTTGCGGGCCCTGCGGGCGCTCCAGGGGCTGCCGGTCCCCTCCAGCTTATCTGGGCTGTAGGTGGCCCATTCACGGTCGGTACCTTCCTTCAAGTGTACTTGGCGCCGTTCGGTGGCCCGATTGTTCCCATCATCGATCCTGGCGGTGGTGCGGGATACGCCGCAGCCGGTTTCGATCTCAGTTTCTTGCCTGGTCCCATCGCACCGGGTGTCCCCGTCGGCGCTTTCATCGTCCAACCGCTTGCGCAACTGGGCTTTGTGGTGCCTCCCACGGTTCCCCACATGCTTCTGTTCCAGGTCACCTACCCAGCACTTCAACCTGTCGGAACAGACGGACTGACTGTGTCTCTCACCGGTAGTGTCTAATCCCAACCCCAACCCCAACCCCAACTTTGTGCTGTGGTAGATGAGCGTTTTTGGTTACGGACTTGAGCCCTACGGAACAGGACCCTATGGGGGACTGGGGGGCGTCATGCTTCCACCCACGGTCCCTCCGCTTGGAGGGTATGGGGGGTACGGCTACGGCACGAGTCCTTACGGAGCCCTGGGCGGTTTCGGAAAACCAACGATCGCGATCACTGGGGGCTACGGCGGCTGCGCCTATGGCACCGGCGCGTACGGCTGCATGGATGCGCTGGCGAACCCGCCAGAGGTCATCGCAGCGATCTCCATCACCGGGTTCATCATCGAGGTCTTTTTCTCGAACGAGATGTCGCCGGATGCCGATCTTTTCGATCCGGCAAGTTACACGATCCTCGACCTCATCGGTGCTGCGCCCGTCACGGTCATCAGCGTCCAAGAGGGCGTCCCTGGTGTCTGGGGTCCGACTTCCGTTCTCCTGAACCACACCGGCACCACCCTCGGGGGCCTCTACCGCGTGATCGTGGTTGGGCCTCGAGATATTGGTGGAACTGCAATCGCCGCCTATGCCCCTTTGAACCAAGCCGAAGTGCTGTGCAAAGGCGAGCCGCCTCCTTTCACGATCACTCCTGAGTCGGGTACGGAGCTTCGGTACGACTTCGAGCAGGACATGTTGGACGAAGCTGGGTTCACTCCTGGCATCTTGCAACTCGATGCCTACGGGTACGAGACCACCTTCCCGCAGAACATCATCCCTCAGAGCGTCACGCATCCGTACAACGCCGACTTCAAGCAGGTGAAGGTCGATGTCATCGGGATGACCTCGGCCGACTACGTCGGTGTCGTGAGCCCTGCGACGGCATTTGACTATGATGCGACGTTTTTGCCGAACGATCCCCAGGCGGACTTCATGTCCCAGGAGATCGGGAGCGGCACGACGACGCAAGGCATCGACGAAATCCTGCTCACCGTGCCCATCGGGTTCGGGTACGGCTGGAGGTTCCTGGACACGAGCGGCAAGCTCATCCCAGGGTCGAGTTACCGCGCGGATGTGACGTTCGATGCGTCGGCGGCTGTGCAGATCGACCCGGTACCGGGTGCCGACAGTGTCCTCCTGATTTTGATCAACGATGGGGCCGTCCAGGTCGACCTGTCGTTCAAGCGTGTCGCTGGGATCGACACCCTCGAGATCAACTCAGGGACTTTCACAGCCAGTTCGAGCATCGATTGGACAAGCCAAGCCGTCACGGTCTCTTTGGTTCGCAACCAGAAGGCGGACACGTACACCGTCGTCGTTAACGGCGAGCCCATCGTTGCGGGGCTGACTGCGGATTTCGACGGAGCCCCAGGATTCCCCGCAGGCATCCAGTTCCTTCTCAACCCTGACGGCGTCTACGACATCATCGATTTCCCGTTGCAGGGCATCTTGTTCACGGCAACGCAGACGGTTTTCTCGGCAGCGTGGAACTTCCTTCACAACCTAGGGGCGCCTTTCCTGGGGTCGGCTGCGAATGCCAAGGACTTCCTCCTGACGGCCAAGGGGCCGTTGGTGAAGGGGTGGGGAGACGCCACCCCTGCGACGAAGGGGGACGTGGTGGTTTACGTGAACGGGACACCGATCGAGGTCGAGTTGGTCAACCCGTACTACGGCAAGATCTTCCTCGTCATCCCGATTCCGTTGATGCCTCCTGGCACGATGGACGTGGCTGTGGACTACATCTGGTTCCCGTCGCCCATCATGGCGATGGCCGGCCTCAACACCTTGGGGGTGGTCCTCAACAAGTACGACTGCAAGCCGCTGTGTCCCACGGGAGGCAACTCCAATGGGGTAGGCCTGCCTGGTGGGGGCACCAACGGCATCGAGTTCTCCCGGTTCCCGATGGGCCTCGTGCTGGGCCCTGGGGGCCCTGACATCCGCAAGCCGCTGCTCCGCAGTCCTCGGTTCGTCGCGTTCCAAAAACCCTACACGGCGTCTCTCAACAGCCCCACGTCGATGCTGTTGAACCGCAACCCGCACCAGGTCGCACTCTCCGATGAAGAGCGCGATCTTGAGGGTGTCGTGGTGTTTTACGAGGGCACCGTTGACCCCGTGGACGCCACTCCCGCTTGGGCCCTTGTTGGGGTCGATGAGCTCGACGGGTTCGATCCTACCGATCCGGCTTTCGATCTCATCCAGCCTCCCAACCTCTTGTCTCTTGAAGAGGCCATGGCTGACGGGATTTTCCAGGTTTTCAAGGCCACCAGCGGTCCTTACGGTGAAGGTGAAGTTACCTTTTTCACGCAAGAGATCGAGACGGACTTCCAGCAGTCCCTCATTTTGGTGGCGCGGTTCCAGGTGCTTCCGTCAACCACGTTTGCGGCAACCGAAGAAGAGGCCGAGATCCTCCCCTCTCCGGATGGGGTGTTTACGGGTGTTGGGTTCGGGTGTCACACGAACGACCACCTCTACTTGGTGGGGTGCTTGATCATCAATGACGTGCAGCACGTCGGCATGCTGGTGGACCCGGCTTTCCCGGAGCTTGCAGAGTCCTGGGAGCTTGCGTACCAAACTCCTATCGAGATCTTGGACGCTACGTCTTTCCGGACGGACAGCGACGCGCTGCCGCAGCTCATTCGAGAGCGGTTGATTTCGGACGACCTTGTTCGCTTCCAGATCCTGGACGGGACCCAAGCCGGTACCTACGAAGTCCTCCAGATCGTCGATCAGACTGACGGTACGAGCACGGTTTTCATCGATCCCTCGTCCTCTTTCCCGGCCGACTCTCAGCTTTTCGGGAACCGTGATTTCACGATCGTGTTCGAGGCTCGTTGGGATGGGGACGGCCAGGTGGGGCGTCCAGTGACCTACCGGCTCGTCATCAAGAACGACATCAAGCTGTTGCCCAAGGGCTTCGCTGAGTTGTTTGTGGGGAGTTCCTTTGCCGGGTCTTCTTTGACGCTCGAGGGGGCTCCTCCTTTTGCGATCCCTCCCGATGGTGTGCTGCTGTACCCCACGGGTCAGGACGGGGAGATCTTCTGGGGGTCCCTGGACCGTCGAGCTCGCAACCTGAGTAGCTGGAACTTCATGCGGTACGCCGTCGATCCGGCGGTCACCACACAGAACTTCCGTCAGATCGTTGTCGCCGCGGAGATGAACGTCCTCCCCGAGGACGACCCGAATAACATCTGGTTCCTCACCCAAGAGTTTGGATCGCGCATCATCGATGCGACGGGCGACCAGGTTTTGCTCAAGGCGACCTCTGCTGACAACCAGCTCGGAGTTGAAGGCCAGGATTTGACCATCGGGTATGCGCGCGTTGAGCCGTTCCTGACACGTCGCCTGGCCATTGACTTGGACACCACGTTCCAGGTGGACAGCGGAGTCCTGGGTGCGGGAGACCTGCTCTACAGCGTCCGTGATGGCCTACGCGAAGTTCGCCTGGGGACCCTCTTGTACGTGGAAAGTGCGACCGAGCGGTCTCTGTTGAATCTCGAAAACCTCTCGTTGTCGGGCCTGTTGTTGCCTGACCAACAAGGATGGATCAAGAGCGGGGGTCTGACTCTCGAGCAAGTTCAAGGGCAGCGGCTCCAGTTCACCCAGGTTGCTGGGGAGACCCTCCTCTACTCCCTGATTCTGCTTCAAACCGGAGTCACGGAGTTGGCTGGTGATGGCCGTATTTTTGAGTCGCGCATCCAAGTTGTGACGATAGGGGCGACGGACGCTGATGGCGATACCGGCATCTTCATCGGCACCGATGTGGGGCCGATTGGCGCTGCTCGGGGTGTTGGCCTACAGCTTCGTGTCGCAGCCGGTGCCGACCCCGACCAGGTGTTCCTGTTTTCCCTGGAGACGGGCCTCGAAGTTGCAGCCTTCGACGTGGCATGGAACGACGGTGAGATCCACACGTATCGAGTCATTGCCGACACGGACACGGATACGGTCACTGTGGTTGTGGACGACGTGGTTCTTGGGACCACGGACTACACGTTGTTTTCGTTCTCCTCCACGGACACGCAAGCCACGTTGGGGTTCGCAAGCACGACGACGGATGCCCAGATCCAGATCGAAGATTTCTCGGTGGTGGTGCTGCCGCCTTCGACAGCCATGCGCACGTTGGGCGTTTGGCTCGGAGGTGACGTAGACGACATCAACCAGTGGAAAATCCCTCGGACGGACACGCTGGATGTGCCCAACTCCGATCTCACTGCCGTGGTCGAAGAGATGGACTGGCGTTCGAGGATTCGGGCCCGGATTCATCGAGATCCCGGTTGGGGTGTCACCATTTTGCGTCCAGACCTGCCGCCTCCTCCTGGGTTCACTGGGGATTTTGCGACGCAGTTCACGGAGCCGAGTGCTGGGTGGATCAACGTCGAGTACCGAGACCTTCCGCGAAGCCCGTCGGATGAAACGTTGGGGTTCGTTTCCTTCGGATCTCTGGACCCGAGGTCGATCAGCCAGACGCGCATCGACGAGGTTCGCTACCGGATCTACAAGTACGCGACCGAAGACATCATCATGCCGCCGCACATGGTGTTGAACCAGTTCAACGTCATCACGAGCGGAGAGTTTTTCGAGGACACCACCGTGGAGGTGGTGACGGTGATCTCGGAGAACGCCACCACGATCCAACTGGCCGGCGCGAACATCACCGCAGCTCGTGTGTTCCAGGTGTTGGTCACAGTGCGGGATGGGTCGCAGATCCTCCTTTTGCCGGACGTTTTCTCCTTCGACGTAGCGACCCAGATCATCACCATCACCGATCCAGCCTTTGAGCTCGACATCCTGTTTTTTGGAGAGGAACCGGTTGACGAGGATCTTGCTATCTTCAACGAAGATGTCGAGTTCCCGGATGATAACCAGACTCCCATCAAGATCCCGGTGGAGGTCAGCTTTGCCCCTGGCCGACCGCTGACCAAGACCTACCTGTGCTCGCAGCCACTCCTGGATGGCACCACGTTGCTCAACGAGGGGACGCCACCTTTCGAGACTTCTCAGGTGATGACGGACGAGGGCTTCTTGGCGTGGGGATCGAGGATCAACGATCCCAACGACCTGCTCAACACGGACCCGGATTTCATCCTCAACGATCCGTTTCGGTTCCGAGATTTCCGTTCAGACCCGAAGACGCAGTTCGAGGACATCGATTTCTGCGAAGTGTCCGAAGGTGAAGAGTGTCGCCTTTCGCCGTTTTGTGACGATGGCTTACCGGGTGCCGCAGAAGCGGGAAATCCCGGCAACGATCCTGGCGACATCGGCAACGGATTGATCGGCATCGGACTCTCAGGCTTGGCTTTCACCGAAACGCAGCCCATCACATTCAGTGACGGGCCAGTCAATGGTTTTGGTCAACCTACCAGCAGCACTTTCCTCATGGCGAGCGGGGGAGACGCACCACCAGGGGGCAATCTCCAAGAAGCGATTTTGTTCACGCCGCTCGGTCCGGAAACGCCTCCCTTCCAAGGTCCTGACGGTACTGTGGGATGGAGTGTGTTTGGTCAGCTTTACGACACGCTCACGGACACAACCACCAACATCTTTTTCGGAACAGAGTCGCTCGGTCCGTAGCGGTTTTCGTCCTATCAGAAGGCAATAACAGGGAGATCCCATGCCCAGAGTAATTCGTGAAAACATGCAGAGAGCCCGCACGGGCTTCAAGGTCGGCATGGGAACCCGCATGGCGGAGAACGCCATGATCATGGCGACCGCCAAAGGCCGCGTCTTCATCGAGATGCACGATGCCGCAACGGGCATCCTGCAAGAACATCGAGATGTCCACAACGTCGTCACGCTCGACGCCAGCCTTTTGGTTGCGCGCTTGATGAAGGACCCGCGAGAGCCCGCACACGGGATCAACATGCTCGGTGTTGGCACCGGGGCCCCAGGCGCTGTGCTCAACCCCGACGCCCCGTCGAACGAACAGCGTCGGCTCAACAACGCGATTGCACGAAAGCCTTTCTCCGAAACGACTTTCCGTGATGCCAACGGAGCGGCAGTCGCGATTCCCACGAACGTCGTGGATTTCACGACGATCTACGGTGAGTCGGAGGCCGTCGGGCCGCTCAACGAGATGGGTTTGCTTTCGACCATCTCGGACAACACGGGGACCATCAACAACAATCCGAACTTCGCAGGCAACGGCGGTCAGGCATACGACCCGTCCATCGATGTCACGAACTACGACATCCTCGTCAACTACCTGACGTTCAGCGTGATCTCGAAACCCGTGACCTCAATTTTGACGGTGACCTGGCGCTTAAGTTTTTGAGTAGGCCATGAAGACCTGTCCCTCATGCTGCGTCGATAAAGACGCCTCCGAATTCGGCAAGAACAAGCGCCGGAAGGACGGCCTTGCGTGTTACTGCTGGGAGTGCTCGCGCAAGAAAGCCCGGGAGTACGCCAGGACGCCGACCCAACAGATCAAGCGCAAAGGCTGGTATCAGGAAAACCGGGAGAAGGTTCGAGTCCAGAACAAGGAGCGTTGGGAGACCAACAAAGAGAAATACGAGCCTGCGCGGCAACAGTGGGCTGCAGACAACCGGGACAAGATGCTCGGCTACTACAAGGACAAGGGCACCGCGCACCGAGTTTTCGTTGACCAAATTAAGTTCGGTCAACCGTGTCTCGATTGCGACAAGACCTTCCCTCCTTACGTGATGGAGTTCGATCATGTACGAGGGGTCAAACGTCACAACATCGGCAAAATGGCCAACCATAGTCGAGAGCGTGTTCTCGCTGAGATCGAGAAATGTGAACTCATCTGTTGTGTCTGTCACCGCATCCGCAGTCACGCACGCCGGGAGCCAGCAAAGACCCCTAAATTGATTCAGTTCCGGGTGTGGATCAACGAAATCAAAGACGCACCTTGCACGGGTTGTTCTTTGGTGTTTCCTCCCGAAGCCATGGATTTTGATCACGTAAACGGTGAAAAGATTATCCAAATTTCAGATATGTGGTCTTGGGGACGCCCCAAGGTTCTCGCTGAAATCGCCAAGTGTGAACTGACTTGTGCAAACTGTCATCGTGAACGCACCGTGTTTCGCATGAGGGAAGCAGCGTAGCCATGCCCACTCGTCCCAAGTTCTATCCGGCTTCTGTCAGCCGGTACCTGGATCCCAAAGAGCGATCTTGGGACACCGTCGTTGCCGAATTTGGAAAGCTCGTTCTCGACTCGGAGAAGAACCTCGAGCAGGACATCCGTGATCTGGACCGTATCCGAGACCTGTCGCGCTCCGTCCCTTCGGGATGGGTGAGAGGTCAGAGTCGCGGGGACGCTTTCGACGAGTTCAGTTTCGATGACCCTTGGCTTGCGGGTCCCGTCCTCAACCCCGACTTCATCGCCAACACTTTCCACATGCAGAAGGTGCAGGCGCTCGTGGCCGGGATGCTGCTCGACATCGAGTACGTGGACACGGACACCAAGGGCGACAACCTGATCACGCTCGACGTTCCGAGCCCTCCAGGAGCTCCTCCCGGTTTCAAACGTACCGATTTCGTGTTCCTTGAGGTTTGGCTTGCTCTGGTGAGCGACAGCCCGGCCGCTCGTGGCACGCTGGTTGTGAGCGATCCGGTCACGGCCAACCCTGGTGACACCATCACCGTGGACGGTGTGGTCCTCACAGGCGTCCTCGTTGCGCCGGCCGCGAACCAGTTCCAGATCTTCAACGTCAGTCCTACGAACACGGCTGCCAGTATCGCTACTCAGATCAATGGCATCGTCCCGACGGTCACGGCGACGGCGAACGCCAACATCGTTCGGATCACGGCCAACGATTCTGGAACCGTGGGCAACGCCTACACCTTGGGGAGTTCCAACCCTGCGGGGATTTTGGCGTCCGGCGGTTTCCTGACTGGCGGCGTCGATACCCCGAACAAACCGACGCAGAACTCCATCTACCGTCACGGCAACGTGGATTCATCGGCTGCGGTCGCATTGCCCGATGACATCGAAGACCCCACGGTAGGGGCTGAGACGACCAAGCGCGTCCAGATTCAGTACCGCATCCGCCACACCGGTGAGGCCGAGGGTGTCGATTTCAAGCTCCAGGCAGACGGGTTCTCCAACCCCTTCATCCTGGCGCAGGGATCTCAGGTTGCTCCTGTGGCCCTGTACCCGTTCGTTCCGGCAGACAACAAGACCGTCATCGACAACAGTGACGCTCGAGATGGCGTGGCCGGTCCCGACATTGGATACGGCATCCTCGACAACGGCCTGTGGATTTCGGGTGAGGGCACCGCCGCTTCGGCCGCGGACCTCGGGACCATCGACGGTTTCGTCTACGCCATTCCTATCGCGTTCGCGTTCCGCAAGAACGACAACACCGCCAGTGGTGGCTTCGATCCTGCCAGCAACACGAATGGCGGCCTCCTCTACAACCACGCTGCGACGCCGAACACCAACCTGTTCCTGACGCCCGTCGCTGTTGGCGAGTCGAGTCGTCCCGATGGTGGCTTCGCAGATGCCATCGGTCCCACGGACGTGATGGACCTTCGTCGTCACATCCGGATGAACGGTCAGGACCTGGCAGCCGAGCTCCAGTTCCAGATGCAGGCGCTCCAGGATGGCACCACGCGGACCTGGGCCATCGACACCGCCTCCAAGCAGATCATGGGGTCTGGCTCGGGCGATGTGTCCACGCAGAACCTTGTGGCCAACGAGGTCGGCCGCACGGCCGCATCAGGAGGCATCCCCCCACTTTCCGGTGACACCACGCGTGGCGTCACCATCCGCAACTTCGATCACTTCGCACGTCGTTTCGGTGACCAGCCCGTTGTCGAGCGAGTCGTTCTGGCTCTCCTGCCCGGAGACGACATTGCGACGTTCCCAGGCAAGTACGTGGTGCGTCCTGGCTACGCGGCAGCGTTTGCCGGTTGGGCCGAAGAGGACGAGATCAACATCAACCTGGCGGACTTCAACATGTCCACCTTGGGAGACTTCGATCCGACGAACGTCGAATCGTGGCCCGTACCCGCAGCCGACTACGCGTCTTTGATTCCGCCTGGGACGTTCGTCACGGACGTGCTGTCGATTTTCCACGATGACGGGAACTGGAACGTTGCCGTAGACCAGACGGTCAAGCCCACGGCCATCATTGGACTTGGCACGTCTCACATCCAAGTCTCGCTCGACGTGAACCCTGTCCAGGTGACGGGCGGTATCAATGCAGCGGATCACGACATGGTCGGCACGTTGGTGTCGGGTGACGTGGGTTCGCCTCGTCGTATTTTCATCGAGCTTGAAGTGACGTACCCGCTGGGAGTGGGGACCACAGACACGCCCGATCTTGAGATCACTCCTGACGATCCGCCGTACCCGTACGGTCCGATGCTGGAGAACTGGCTTCCCACGGGACCGGACCAGCGACCTACGGACATGGAAGATCGGTTGGCTCCGAACTTCCGGTCTGGTTTTCGTGAAGTTCATATCGAGTACATCGCCAACGATCCTACGGGCGGTGGTGGCAACGCGGGTATCCCCATCGGTACTTTGACGCCGGAGACGGTGGTGAGCCGAGACCCGAGCAGTTTTGTGCTCCCGCGTCGTTTCTTCGGCGATGCGACCACAAGCATCACGGTTACGGACGGGGACGATGGCAACCCGCGTGATGTGGACGACCCTAACACCGACTACGGTGCTTCCACCCGTTTGGTGAATCTCGACATTGGAGGGCCCGCCCCGGCGATCCCTCTGTCTGGCGCAGGGCAGACGTTGTGTGAAGTTCGATTCTTCGCTCAGGATCCTGTTCCCAACTTCGGTCCTGCCGGAGCCGGTTACCAGCAGACCATTTACTTCCGTACGAACGCGCCTCAGACGGTTGGCACCAAGGAAGGCGTCATCAGTACGACCATCCAGGATTTCCCGTACACGGGTGCTACCGGGCCGCTGCCTTCGACGCTTGAGGTCGAGCCGCTGTACGTGTCCCAGAACGTCTGGACCGGCCAAGTGGGCATGGGCAGCGTGGAGCTTCCGTTCCCGTACTTCGCCCCGTTGGACCAGCTCCCGGTCAACGACGGCCAGACGGAGACGGTGCCGCCCCCAGACGCGTTCCCCGGCGAGTACTACTTCGCGGCCACGGCCAACATCTCCATCGACGACTTCGATGCTGAGGTCGGCACGCTTGCCCTGCACACGTTGGTGCCACCCGAGGGGTCCATCCAGTGGACGATCGGTGGGACGCCTACGACGGACGAGCCTTTCAAGGACATCGAGTTCCGCGCCGTGTACCCCGTCATCAACCGCAGCGGTCACCGGCCCACGGGGATGGCTCAGGGCATGAGCAATGTGGTGCGTCACAAGGTGTTCCAGCCCACGCTGGTTCGCTCCAAGCAGGACAGCGTGCTGTTCCGCAAGGACGAGGTGCTCTTGCTTGTGGTGACACGCTGGGCTGTGCTCGATGCCAACAACGACCTGACCTTTGCGGACTCGGGCGGCAACACCGGCGTCGGTGTGTTCCGGACGAAGAACCTTTTGATGGTCGCGGGGAACCAGGAGTAACGCCATGCCTCGTGAAGTAGATCCCGGCACTATCCAAAAGGGTACTGGTCTTGCGAACCAGGACTCGGTGGGCTCCAACTCGTTCACGGACGAAGTCATCGAGGGACAGAATAAGGGGCTCGACGCTCACCTCAACGACCCCGAGGATGCGCACCCGGCTTCGGCGATCTCGACCACGGGATCCAACGGTGCCTACGATGGGAACGATGTCCAGGAGAACCTGGATGAGCTCGCGGGCCTGGTTCCGATGCGACCTCCCACGATCGGCAACTTCGAAACGGTCACGACGTTCACGGGGATCACCGACTGGGGTGTGCTCAAGATGCGCGATGCGGGTTTTGTCCAGCGCGGTGATGTCACGCCTCCAGTTGCGGCGAGTCCGACGAACGATTTCTTCGTCTACAGCGAGTTTTGGTTCCCGCCATACGAAGCGCAGAACATTTTCGCCACTGCGATTGCTCCGAACCCTCCGGGTGATGTGTTCACGACTCCGGGTAACGACCCGGATACGGACCTTACGTTCAATGTGGCAGACGGCGGCTACACCGGCGGGGGTCCTGGGTTTACACATCAAGGTGGTTTTACGCGCACGGTCCCTGTCGTGGAGACGGCGCGCACTTTGAACACCGCAGCCGACCCCGAAGTGGTCCTCTCTGGCGCGGTCTATCCCGCAGACCGAGGTGTGGTTGCCCTGTTCCATTGGCCGGCCGACGGGGGTATTGCGGAGTTCCTGGCACAGCCCCTGACCGACCGTGTCATTGCGGCTCTCCTGTGTGGCCAAGGAATCAACGGCGGCGACGGCGACGGCGACTGTGACGGAGGCCCAGGCGGCATGTTCGCGGAGGGCGACCCGAATGTATTCGCGTTCCCAGGTCGAGCTGCTGGTCAGTACGACCTGCTCGAAATCCATACCGGTTTCGACGCACAGGCCGGTGTCGCGATCCCTGCTGGTCCTGAGCCGGGAGCGGGTCAGGTGCGGTTGGGTACCGACCCGGCTGCTGGGGTTCCTGTCGTAGTGGGTGGGATTCCCATCTTTGGTGGCACCCCGGCAGGCACTGGTGGTGGCAACATCAACAACTTCTTCCGATACCGGTTGCCGTACCTCGACGACTACACGACTGCCACGGGCATCGAATTCACGCCGGCTGTCCAGAAGCCGCGCTATTTCGAGAAGCCTGCGGTTTCGTTGGATCCCGGTGCGGATCTGACGCAGGCAGGAACAACGGGTCGTACATCCTGTTGCACTTCCGTCGGGAAACGGATTTCGAGTCGTTCGCTCGAGACGGCATCATGCCGGACGACGTTGGGTTCGGGTACGACATGTGGAGCGCCAACATGGTGAACTACATCAACCCCGAGAGCGTGGACAACCTGGTGGACTCTTCGCTCCCCTTCGCGCCCACGACCTCGACGGCGTACCACCTGCACCGGTCGGCGGTTTTCGTCGATTCTGACACCATCGTGGGCCCTCTCGGCGCGGCGTACACCTTCGCAAGCGAAGTGGACGAGACCATGTTCGTGTCGGGGATCCAATACTTCCTTCCCAACGGAAGCGGGATCGGTACCAACTGGCAGATTGATACGCTGACGTGGGGTGCGAGCGGGATGTTCTCGCCCACGTATCTGCTGGGCGATGACAACCTTCCGCCCACAGACGAGACTCCGGGTTTTTGGCACCGGCCGAACACCATCCTGTACCTGGGGATGGCCACGGCCGACTCCAACATCATCAATGGCCTGGGCGTCGGCTACACCGGCACCGCGTTTTACCAGCGCGTGGATTTCAACTACACGGACCTCGACTCCGTGAGCGGGCCCTTCGATCTGACCGTTGGCCCGACCACCCTGGATTCGGCGGACATCATCCTTCTCGGTGGTGATACGGCGGTCACATTCGGCGGTGACGACAACCAGTGTCACTTCTGGTTCGACGCAAGGCTTCGAGTCTTCGCTCGGAAACCGCAGAACCAGCAAGACGCGACGACCCCGAACACGACGTTCTTGTTCCCGAACCCCACAGGGGATTCGCTGCTCATGCACACCACGTCCCATTCGCCGTCGTTCGACAGCGGTGGTGACTACGGCAACTTCAAGACCGGTGCTGGCGATTCGCCTCCTCGTGTCAACCTCGAGAACCCTCGCAAGGACGTGGAAGAGCGGTTCTATGACGAGGTCTACCGTGTCGCTGAGACGACGCTGGTCTCGATCGATGCGAGTTACAACGCCGGGTTGGGGATCGGCAACTTGGTAGGACCGGGACTTCCTTTTGGACCTGGAGGCCCTCTCGAGCTTCCAGTCCGGTTTGCCGGTGAGCCTTTCGCAACATTCGGCAGCGCGTCTTACCTGCGTGCGGACTATTACGTTGAGGACCTTGCTACGAGTGGCCTCGTTCTGCTTGAGCTCCAAGTCAGCGGGCTTCCAGATCGCGATCCGCCAGCTACGGACGGGGTCGAGAACCCGTGTCCGTTCAGCGGTCAGGTGCTCTTCCCGCAGATCGATTACCTGGGCGGTGGCTTCCGCCCTTCCCTGGCGGATGGTGACATCACTGCTGCGCAGTTCGACTACTCGGCTGGTGGTGCCGCTGATCGGTTCTACTACCGGATGTTCGATGCTGCCTACAGCAACCAGGCAGCCCCAGATCAGGAGCCCACCGTTGTGGGTCAGCCCTTTTTGACGTTCCGTATCGACGGGCTCACGCTGGCTGATTTTGTGTACACGCCTGCGGGACCGGGTAGCCCTGAGATTGCGCTCGAGCTCAAGATCCCTGGCCTCACGACATGGATGGACATGGGTCGCAAGGACATGGACGGTCCGTCGAAACAAGATCCTCTGGCCGATGGTGCCGGGTGCCAGATCATCGACCCCACTGCGACTTTCGATGGGCGTGACGCTGTCACCGGTACTGTGTTTTGTCAGGTGCGTGTGAACGTGGGGCCGGCCATCAACATCTTCGCCAATACCGGCGCAGTTGCTGGAGCGGCTGCCGGGGTTGCTCCCGTGTTCTTCCGTGCCCGGATTCGTTCCGGAGGAGGTCTTGCGCTGAACTTCACACAGGGAGGGCCTAGCGCGACTACGGATGTTCCTCGTGCTCTCACGGGCGTCACCCTTCTTCGGCACAGCACTGGCCTGGGCCCCAACGATGCAACTCCCTACGGGCCTCCCACCCCGTTCCCGTAAGGATTACCACGATGGCCGAATTTACCGATCAGGAAAAAGAACTCCTCGACAAACTCCGCAAGGGGTTTGAGAGTGATGCCAAAACGCGTTCGCAGCTTGAGCCGTGGCAAGAGCTCATCGACCGGGACGAGACGGTCAATGCGAACCGTGCTTCGGCTGCGGCCAAGATCATCGAAGGGTTCGCAGGCTCTTGGGCAGCCCAGTACAACTTCGGTATGGGATCGAGCATCGTGCCCTCGGGAGCGCTCGTTAGCGAGGCGGTGACCAGTGCCGATCCCCAGGGGCCTCCCATCCCCGTCCGTGCCAAGACCAGCAAGCTGGGCTTGCGTGGAGCACCGGAGATCAACTTCGTCCCGTACAACTGGCGCACCAACACATTTGGTAGCAAGGGGCCGTCCCTGGTGGGGCATCCCATCGGATTCCAGATCGTGGGTCCGACGCTCAAGTCTCCTGTGATGAACTGGACCTGGCAGGTCCTCGAAGGCGCTGGCCCCAACGGCGGGGACCTACTTCGCATGGCTGTGCAAACTGATGGCACCGCCAATGTGATGGAGCCCTACGCTGCTGGGGATTTGGGTTTGGCCTACGGGCCTTTCGGCACCAGCGGATGGACGATCGGTGACGCTGCGGAACCGAACGGCGGCCTCTATGTCCTGATCGCAGACGACGGTCTCAATTCGGGTTCGATTCCGGCCGGTCGTGTACCGATGGCAGCCTTGGATCGGTTTGTTGAGACGGCGCGGTACGAGATTTTTCGAGTGGCTTCGTTGCCAGTCGTCGGGGTCGGCGACCCTTACGAGATCGAGCTGCATCCCGACAAGAGCCTCAGCACCTATTTCGATCTGCCCGCGGTATCCATTGACCGCAGCATCCGGGCCATCACGATGGTGCGTCCCTACGTGGCACGCCTCCAGGCTGTTCCGCAGTCCGGGGCGGCAGGGGGCAACGATGGCGAATCGGTCTCAGGACGCGAGCAGGCGTTCGTGGTGGTGTCTCCTGAGCGGGCAGCCAGCGGGGACAACTTCCCACCGTTTCAGGGCCCGGCTGTGACGGACGGCACCTGGATTCAGGGTGGGTTCACGGACTCTCGACAGCCTGGAACTACCACGGCTGGCGAGCCGAGTGCGTACGGTGGTGCGGCCCGTCTGCCCGTTCCCATTCCAGTCCAAGAGGCAAGTGCAAGCGTGGAGAAAGCGTTTGTGCCGACCGTTTTGGTGGGCCAGTGGGCCATCACGGTGCCTTCGCTGACTCCGTACACGACGGGTCTTTTTGCGTCGCAATTCCCCATCGTGAATATCACGGTCACCCAGCGTTCCGACGATCTCCCGGCTCTAAGTCAAGGATCGATTCCGAGTTGTCTTGGATGGTTCGATGCGGTGACTACCAACGTGGCGCCTGATCGAGTTTTCTTGAATCGGGTACCCGAGACGGATCCCCAAACGGGTCTCACCTACTGGGGCCCTGGCCCCTGGGTTAACAGCCTGATTGGGACTCAGACCGTAGGGCTTCTGGCCACGCTGCATGAGCCCATCTCGAGTTTGTGGGTTGAGGAGTTCAACCTGGATGCGGTTGAGGCATCGCGGGTAAAAACCATGATCGACCCGCAGTGGGTAGGCCGGTTTGAGAAGCAAATTTCTGACCCACTTCTTGTGGGGCTTGAGCCTGCGCCCCCTCCCGGGTCGGGGCCTGGTCGGGCTGACCGTGCGATCTTTGACACGCGTTCGATTGCGGCTGGTGGTCCCATTCCGAATGCCGAGAACCCAGGCAACCTGATGGACCTCGGGTTTCGGATGGTGCTGTTTCCAGCCAAACCGGATCCTAACGACATTACCCAGACGATCCCGAACTTCGATCTGCCGATCACGGGACGCGAGCTCGTCATCGACGGCTCCATCAACGAGAAGCAGTACATCGACATCGACTACTCGTCGGGTGTCGTACGGTTGAGTCATCCACCTCCTGAGTCAAGAACGACCATCCCCAGTGAGCCTTCGGATGTCATCCCGGATGGCATCAGCGGACTCACCGGTAACAACCCGCGTGGCGAGGTGGTCTTGTTTGCGGCCTGTGTTCCTTACTCGATGGAGGATTCCCAGCTCGGCACCGGTGTCCGACTGACGGCGAGTGCGGGGGAGGGGGCTTCAGACTTCGATGCTTACAGCACCGAGGTGTCGGCCAAGATCGATCTGACGAACACCACGTTCTCAGGTGTCGCTCCTTTCTTTGGGCCATCGCTTATTGCGCCGCTCCCGATCGAGATCGTCCTTGACCGTCTGTGGGACGGCCCGGAAACCGGCGTCATCACGATCGCGGCAGGTTCGGACACCGCTACCTCTTTCGGTCGGTGGGGGTACACCACGAAACGTACTGTTACGCCCGCAGGAGGGGTTCCGGTTACCGCTCTCGGCGGACTTTCGTCTCTTACCGTAGTAGCCGACCCCGATCCCTCTTTGTTTCCGGGCGAACAGACTCGCAACATCACCCTGCGACGTGAAGTTGTTTTTCACAGGGAAGGCGTAAGCATTGCGGCGTTGTCCGACATTGTGAGCGGTGACACCTACTACGGAAGTTCGACTCGTGCGGATACCCTTCGATTTGAGCGTGCTTCACTGGTGCCTCAGCTCGATGGTTCGATGAGCGTTCGTCCTCGTCCTGATCTGGCGATCCAGCTCGACCGCGCCACCGGTCATATTTTGCCGGCCAAACTGTCACTTCCGTTAGACACGGTAGTCAATCCGGTGCCTCCTGCGGGCCCTGGGTTCCCGTACTTCTCTGAGCAGGGTGTTTTCGCAGGGCTGTCTTATCAGGCGGATGCCTCTAATCCTGTCGGGATCAATGCGGGGTTGACGTACAACGCGGGGATCCTTCCAGGAGTGGGTACGGACAACCGTGGTCCGGATCAGCGTCTGGAGATGCCTGGTGCAGTCCTCCCGCTGTGGCACGGGGTCATCACTCAAGATGGGGGCACTGCGGGTGCGGGTTCGTTCTTCCTTTCCACGAATTTCCGTTTTGTGGCGAAGATTGGGGTGACGTTTTTGGCGTCTGGCGCCGTGTCGGACGCTACGGGCTTCGTCGGGCTCATTCAGGACGCGACGGGGCCAGCGCTCACCCCCATCGTTTCGACGCTCTCAGATCCGGCCCTAGCGCCCGTGGGTCACGACTACATCGGGTTCCAGTTCGATACGACGGCAGCTCCGGTCTGGCGCTTTTGGACGCGAGGTTCGAGTGGTGTGGACAACCTCATTTCTACGACGGCGGTTGTGGATCGAACGATCCTGCTCACCCTTCAAGGACCCTTCTATTTCGTCATCGAAAGTCCCCGAATCGGTGCCACAGATGTCGATTCGGTGGTTGTTAAAATGGGGGTCTACGACGCCAACAAGGTGTTGCTGAGCAACATCACGGTGACAAACAAAGACCTGCTTCCCGCTCCTTCGGGACGAGGCTTTTTCACGAGCGCAGCGGTTCGTGAAGAATTTGTCGCGCTGAACCGAGGAGTTAATATGCTCATTTATTCCATGAGCATCGTTTTCGACACCGACATCGACGACCTGCCTCCACTGCCGTAGGCGCTCAGGATCCTACGAGATCACTGACAGCCCCACCGAAAGTTGTCGATGAAAACGTAACTGTCGAGTGTCCCGTCGAATCCGTCGAACACCGCGAAAACGATCGTCACGGTGTCTCCTGGAGGTAGAAAAGCGACCGCGGTATTCCAGTCGGTGGCCCCGCTCTCAGCCATGCAAGTGCCCACGAGAGCAGGCGCCGAAGGTTCGTAGTCAGGTTCAAAACCGATTGTGTTGAGGGAGACGGCGTTTCCTTGGTCCGTCAAGGCAACATTGCCCGTCCAATCTCCGGCTTCGAGCCAAACGAGGAACATGTCGTTGTACCCGCTGCCCACATCGCCTGGAATGCCTCTGGAAAGGAAGGCCCAGTCGAAGCTGAACTGGTCCACCGTTTCAGGCACCGTCACTTGGACACGAAGCTCCATGTAGTCGTATGTGTTGAAGGAGATTTGAGAAAGCTGCCCCTGGATCGTGTTGGAGCAGTCCCCTGTGCCTACTAACTCGGGATAGAGGTAGCAGTCTCCGGCATTGGTTTCCTGGATCGGGGCCGGGAGATCGAGATCTCCCGGTTCCTCAACGTCGCCGAGAAACTGGCTGCATGTCGTCATATCAGGAGGGAGATCGAGATCGCTAGTGTGTCCCGTGCCCAGAACCAAATAGCGCTCACCCTCGGTGGGATCCCAGGTGTCCGTTGTGCCGAAATGGGTTCGTGCTTCCCACCCCTCTTCCATCGCGGTCACCCCTGCCGACACCTGGATCTCCCCGGGGCACCCAAGGCCGATCAACGCCGCAGCGTCTAGCCCTTCTCCTTCGTCACAAGGCGCGTGCTGAGGGACTACGCATGCCGGGCAGTCCACGTCCGGGTCAAGGCCACACGGGAGATCCTCATCACCGTCGCCGTCCCCGTCTCCACTGGTCGTGCTGGCGTCCGTGCTGGAGGTCGTGGAGGCGTCCGTGCTGGAGGTCGTGGAGGCGTCCGTGTTTTCACCTTCTCCACTTCCTGCGGTTCCCGTACCGGCCTCTTCCATGGTCGAAAGATCAGGGTTGAATTCAGCAGCGCAGCCGAGAGTCAAAACGGCACCCAACAAACATCCAATGATCGATCCCCTCATGCTGAAAAGTGTAGCAGGTGCGATCCCTTTCGTGGAAAGCGCGCTCGGGGAACTGTTTTGGTTGGGACCCATGGTGCTTTGTGCACGGAGCTAGGGAACTTTTTACACAAGGATTTCGCCAAAGGGCCTCTCAGGGGGCCTCCCGACCGATCCACGGGATCGAGAGATGCGCCAGGAGCGCTCAGGGTGCTTGCTGCCCCCTTTGAGACTGGGAGGGCTGGGGCCATTTTTCCGCTTATAGGCGCCCCCGTTGTAGGGCCGCTGAATGCAGATCGAAGCCACAGTTGTCGAAGGCGCTCCCCTTCAACAAGCGATCGAGTTTCCCCTCGGTAGGGTGAATCCAGTGCGACCTGAGCAGGGGGAGACGGCATGAGGATCGTTGCGACACTCGACTCGAACGAGATCATCCAGTTGGAGAAGAACCCACCCAATGGCGTGGGCGTGGCTCGGAATGGCCAGTACATGGTCCCTATCGCAGAGGGGGTGAAGGTCGCTGTTGAGCCCGATAGTTTCATCATCCCCACCTCCGATCCCAACTCGGTGGTAGCGCGGAACTTCGCAGGGTTACTCGTCCAACACCCGCAGTTTGAAAACGTCCTCTTCAACCCCCTCATCGAGGGCGGCGATATCGACGATCTCGATCCGGCGGGTGTTTTGAACGAAGGGTCTCCGGTGACGGATTCCTACATTTCACGATTCCAATTTGGTCGTGGGACGGCCGGGCCCCTCCCTTCGGGAAATGCTGCGAACTCGGTCGCGGTCCTTCCTCAAAATGAGAGTGTGGGTCCTGGCTTTGAACGTCCCGGCGTGATCGTTACGAACACCATCGACGTGGGTCCACTCACCGGTGGGATCGGCGCTACGGAGTTTGCCGTTTATTGGTACGTGTACGAATTTTCGACGACCGTTGACGTGCGGTCCAGCTTCGGAACTTTTACGGGTCAGAACTCTCCGGCGATCCGGGAGGTCCTTGAGATCGACCAAGAACCGTCTGACTTCGAGGTCTTCATCTCGATCAACGATGGTGCCAACTATTTTCCGATCGAGCGGTTGCTCCCAGTTGCGTTCTGCACCCCCGGGCTCCTCATCCGGTTGGCTTTCAAGAACACCAACTCCCTCAACAAGCGCTTCATCGCGCACTACGGGTTGCTTTTTTAAGATGGCCAAACGTAGATACAGGAAGACGGCGACCTGCACGGTCTGTGAGTCGCCGTTCGACACGAGCAAGTACAGCGTTGCGCAAACGTGCTCCTCGCAGTGTCGAGGTGCCCTTCAACGTCAGAAGTCTGAATTGAAATTCCGGCTCGACGCTTTCGATGCGTGGACACCCGACATGGCCTACGCGCTCGGTCTGATTTTCAGCGACGGCAACATCACCAAACCGAAGCACGGATCTTGGCGCCTCCAATTCATCAGCACAGACCCAGAACAGACGACATGGTTCCACGGGTTCGTTGGTAATCCGAACAAGATTTCTGTTGTGATCCCTGAGCCGGGGATGATCCAGGGATGCGTCATCAACAGCACCAAGACTCAGTACAGGTCGATAACCGCAAGCGATACGCTAGTGACACGTCTCAGAGATCTGGGCATTCGTCCTCGCAAGTCGAAAGAAGCCAATGGGCTGATGCAGGTCCCGGATGCAATGGTGAGCCATTTCCTACGAGGGGTTTGTGATGGGGACGGCTCTGTCATGTTCATCAAAAACGCGAAAATGCCAAAAGGGAAAACTCTCCGAAGCACTATCGTGTGTTATCCGAAGAAAGATCGCTTGTTTCTTTCGCGGCTTCTCCAAACCCTTGGAGTGCCCCATACGGTGACCGAGAAAACGGTCCGTATGGATGGCAGCCAAGCCGAGTTGTTCTGCAAGGCCATCTACGAAGGCGACGGTGTACGGCTCGAGCGCAAGCACCAGGTCTGGAAAAACTGGTGTGCGATGCGGGCCGACGTTGGGGGTCTGATCACGGAACGAGACCCTTACGAGCCTCTCCGTGGGGTGCGTTCCCAACCGTGGCATCGCTGGTTCGGTCAACTGCCGGATCGACAGATCGCCAAGAAAACCGGGAAGGCCGTTAGCACCGTTGCCCTTGCTCGGAAAAAACTGGGCATTGATCCGGTGCCCCCGGCAAAGAAGATTGCCCCACGTCCGTGGCACTCCTCAGTTGGAGGGATGCCCGATTCTCATGTGGCTACGAAGTTCGGAATTTCTCCGGCCACCGTTCTGCACTACCGACGCAAAATGTCCGTCCCGATTTACACCCCTTCAACACCGACGTGGCATGCACTCGTCGGTACAGTGTCTGACTCTGCTCTCGCCAGACAACTTGGGATCGACCGGAGCACAGTTTCGAATCATCGACGCCGGTACGGATTACCGGCTGCAAGGAGCCTTTGAGCTATGAGTCAAGATTTTGGGAATGGCGTGAGCCGCACTCTCGACGCGTTCGCGCGTCAGTTTCAAACCGTGGTTTTCCAGACCGGGATGCCACCGCTAGATAGCGAGTTAAATCTCGTCCAGCAGGACCAGGTCGAACAGCTCGCCCAGATGGTTCGGGCGGAAGCGCATTCCGGGTTCTTCTTGGACCCCACTCGTGCGCTCGAAGACTTCGTGACAAACGGCTCGTGGTCGAACCTGTTTGAGTTCGCTCAGCAGAAGGACGACGCTGACGGCGATCCCGAAGAGCTTGCTCCGGTGATGTATGCCAACGTCAACGGTTGGATCATCCCCGTTGCTGGCAGCAACATCATTCAGGAGGGGACGACTACCAACCAGATCAATCTGTTCCCGCCCCCTGAGAGCGATGCCCGGATTGACTTCATTTTCCTGGAGGCGTGGACCGTCAATGTCGCGCCCAATCCCAGCACGGCCAACAAGCCTGCGGCGGACAAGATCTGGAAGTGGGGCAACGTCGAGTTCGGCGCCACCAACCTCGACGACGACATCACGGATCCGACTATCGGTTTCGAGACCACGGAGCGCGTCCAGCTCCAGTACCAGATTCGGGTCGTGGGCTCAGGATCAGGTGCGGGCTCGAGCCCGGATCTCTCGGTTTACCCGGATGGCTTGGGCGACCCCAACGTCTTCGCTCAAGGACCTCAGAGTTCGATCACCGCGTTCACCTTCGCCAACATGCGCAACCCTTTGGGGGACCCCTCCCTCTGGCGTGCCGGCGACGGAGACCCCCAGAACACCCTGGGCACCACCGACGGTTACGTCTACGCGGTTCCCATGTGCGCCGTGTTCCGGCGCAACAACCAGCCGTTCGTGGCAGTCAACCTGAGCGGCAACCCGAACCAGAACGGTGCGTTTGATCGTAACCCCTCGGCAGCCACTTTGGCCGATCCGCAAGACGGGGCTAAGCGTCTGACCACCATGGCGTTGGTGAACGACATGCTCCCTGAGCAGTTCACCGTGGACACCCTCATCGAGGTGGACAACCTCATCGGTTCGGGTTGGGACGACCCCAACATCAACCTGACGAACGCTTTCATGGTGCTGGATGACGAGGTGATCGGCATCTCGGCGGTAGATACCACCTCCTCTCCCAATACCATCACGATTCCAGCAGGTGGCCGTGGTCGGTGGGGAAGCGACCCTCTTACCCATGTGGGACGTAACATCAACGGCGATGTTGGCTCCGGCACCCCGGTGAACTTTTTCAACACGCGTGACGACGGCTTGTTCGCCGACGAGATCGCACAAGATGACATCCTCGACCTGCGTCGTGGCTGCAACCTCGGAGACTGGGACTACAGCCGCATCTTGCTGCACAATGTCGCCGCTCTGATGCGCAACCGTCTACGCTCCACCTGGAAGCAGGCCGGCAACGACGGTGGCGACACGCAAGGCGTGACGATCACCGAGGTGGATTACCTCCTCCAAGACGGCGGCACGGCGGCTCCTTTTGGCACCGAAGCGCTTGATGGTCCTGACGGCATCCGACAAATCTGGTCGGACGCTGCAGCCATTCAAGGTGATGTGACGTTGTTGCTCAACCCCGATGGCACCATCAACGCGGGGTTCATTCAGACCCTCGACGATCTGGTGGACTGGGACGTTGGCGCGGATTTCAAACCCGCCGCGTTCATGAACAACATCAACAACACGACGCCGGGATTCACCGACGGCACCACGATTTTCCTGTACATCGGTGGTGACGACGGCTCCAACGGAGCTCGCAAGACGTTCCGTGATGGCGGTACGCGTGCCGTTCGTTTCGTTGCTCCGCAGGAGTACTGGAAGACCCAGTTCCCCAACAGCAACACGGGACTGCAACATCCGGTGTCGCTCCTTTGGGTGAACTCGACCGAGTTCAACAACGGAAACGCAGCAGCCGGAGCTGGACTCCAGTCCCTGACGCCGGCTGGCCCAGGTCAGACCGCGACCGAACACCCGGGACCGATGTACCCGCTCCAGTCACAGGACTTCGAGAAGCCCTTCCTGGTGTGTGGCGGCGTCCTCAACACGGCCTCTGTCATCACAGGCGTCGATGGTGCGACTCAACTTGAGGGGAACAGTCTCTCTGGTGGCACCATCCCTCTGGGAGAGGGCGAGATCGTCTTGCCCGGTATCGATTTCGATACCCCGGCAGATTGGTGGAGTGCCACCGCTCTGGGAGCGTTCGCCAATGACCCGAACCTCTTGAACTTCCCCGTCATTCGGGGCCAGCGAACCCTGTGGGATCTCCTTACCAACGGAGGCAAGGACATCACCGGCAAGTCGTCGGAGGTGTACCTCATCATCTTCGGTGATGACGAGACCACCGCGAACAACGGAGCTTTCCGCGTCATCGGAGCGGGCACCACGTCTGCCAACGGTGGCTTGACCACCAACCCTGCCAGCCAGAGCAACCGACTTCGTGTCGAGTTCATCTCGCAGGGGATCGATGACTTCGACAACACGACCACCAAGACTGTCACGGTCGAGATGCGGTCGCAGATCACCAACTCCGAGGACGGAAACGGCTCGGCCGGTGGCCCTGCTGCGATGACCATCACTTGCACGGACCTTCGGGCTGTTGCGGGTGGGGCGTCGAACCCTTGGAACGTGGAGAACATCAACCCTGGTGTGAAGCCGGGCCATTCGCTGACGACCCCGTTCGATTTCAAGGCCGTCTTGAACGTCACGATGATGTACCACCCCGGACGTGGGGCTATGGCTCGTGTGCCGGACAAGATCAACCGCATCACGATCCAGTCGCCGCTCAGTACGATTCTTCGTCAGAGCAAAGCGGTTCTCGATCCCAACTTCCCGAATGAGACGGGCGCTCCTGGGAACCCGGCCGAGGTCGATTACTGCCCCACGCATGTCCAGACGTGGAACCGGTTGCCCAGTTTGGGTCTTGCGGCTCCGCAGGCACCGGACTACGGCGGCAACGTTGTCCTGAGTTCGGAGATCGATCGTGAAAACGAGAGTTTCTTCGACAACGGCTCCAAGACCCTGATGTTCCGGCCGTTCCAGCGGCAGGCGATGACCTTCCAGGGGTTCACGATCATCACGGATCTGGCCGACCTCACGTCGCTCCCGCCGGCCAACACTGACACGTTGCTCGGTGCGGCGACGATCGCCAATCCGCTCAACGGGACCCAGTACCCGAACCCGTCCCTCATCCCCAACGGTTGGGACGGTCCCAAGGACGATGCCAACATCTTCACGACCGGTCTGCGCATGGGGTACCCGGTGCCGTCCCAGTACGTGCCGCGCTTCGGTCGTCAGGACATCCCCTACTTCCAGGACAACGGTCCGATTTTCGGGGCCGGTGTCTTCTTGGAAGGCATCAACCACCTGTTCAGCGACAGCACCAATCTGACGAACCCCGTGTTCGACATCATCGGCGGTGAGGACAACCAGACGGGTGGCGTTCAGGTCACTCCGTTCTACCTCCAAACCGGTGCCACCGGCGGTCTCGAGTACGGCCAGTACGCGACCATCTTGGCCACGCTCACGCCCGCCTACCAGGGTCGTTTGACCACCGAAATCGGGGACGGTTGCTCTGAGGCGGCTGAGATCACCGCGAAGCTCAACGGCGTTGTCAGTTCGGACTTCGGTTCGGGCCTCAAGGGCATCATGTTGCCGCCGTACCTGGGCATCGCCCGGCTGTACGGGGTCTACGACCGACGTGACTTCGTGGCCAAGGGTGGTGTGACTTTCCAGAGTGACCGTGTCACTCCCGAAGCCAACCCGGCCGTCAACTTGTTGCGTCGCGATGCGGACAAGCAGACCCTCTTCATCTGTGAAGACGGTGCGTTCGATTTGACCGGAGTACGCGGAGACCACACGTACATCGTCCCGTTCAACACGATCGACATCAGCAAGTCCCCGGAGTTCGTGGGCGGGGAGATCCCGGAGCAGCTTGAGTATGTGCTTGAGTTCACCTCCTACGGGTTCGGCAACGGGTGGATCAACGAGAACAACTTCGTGATGGCTCGTCGCCACAACGGCCAGGGCACGCTCCGACAGGACATCGACAACCCCGAACTTTCGGGTGCGTTCATGAACATCCCGTCGTCGGCGCCTGATTCGAGCCGCCTCTACACGGCGTACAACCGCACCGTGTACCAGGGCGACCCGTACATGACTCGCCAAGGGGCGACTCGGACGACCACGGACTACGAGAACCGCTACGGACAGGTCTCTCAGGGCAATGCGTTCGGCATGAACGAGTCCATCCAGCAGTTCGACGCAGAAGGGGACCAAATCCCTGAGCGTCCCAACGCTCGGTCGTTCCAAGTCCTCGCCGCTGTGGATTTCTATACGACGATGGGTACGGGAAATATCGGCGGTCGTTTGTTCGCCGGCACCGTGACCGATGTCGGGTACACCAACGATGCACTGCCCGCGGCAGACCGCATTCCTCCAGCGTCGAACACACCGGCCTGGAAGATCCTGACCCGTTCCTTCACGGAGGGACAGGCGAACGTCAACACGGACCGTGCTCAGGCTGTCCTCGAGATCACTGGTTCGTCGGCAACGGTTCCGGTCTTCGACTACACCGTTTCGGCGCTCACGATCTTCACCCCCGCAGGGCTTCCCGTGATCTTCACGGGTGTCAACGGGGCTACTGCCGCCGTCGATGAGTTCGATGCTTCGTCGCCTGATGTGGCCGTCGTGGCACGCGAGCTGTGGACGAAGATCAATGCTCGAACCGAGATCCAGAGCATCGTGGCCGCGTTCAACGACATCGACTCGCCTCAGATCGAGATCGTGGCATTCGAGGTGGGAGCTGCAGGCAACGAGGTCAAGGTCCAGATCAACAACACGGACGACTTCTTGCTCAAGGTCCCGACCACGGGCGCGCAAGGACTCAACGCGTTGTTGACGACGACCAGTTTGCTTGGTGGTGAGGATCTTCGTCTCAACGCCGGCAACGGAACGACGCAGTTGGACCTCACCGGTATGACCGAGCGGATGCCGCTGGGTCTTCTGTTGCAGGACTCCGACTTCATCGGCGAGAACCCGCTCAACGACACCGCTTCGGCCGTCAACACCTTCTTCGGAGGGATTCGTCCGGTGCAGAGTCTGTTGCCTCTGACCGCTTCGGCCGGTGAGGAGTTCACACGGTTCGCGGGGTCCCCTGGCGAGTTGATAGCTTCGTCGGATGGCGCGATCCTCCAGTACACGGCCTTCAACGAGGACACCAACCCAGGTGGTTCCAGGAGTTTCCGTCTGTTCCGTGGTGGCGGCTCGAGCCTCGTGCTCGGCGGTCGCAACCCTGGTGGTCCTGTGGACTGGTTCTCCGACACCATGGCGCCTGCTCTGATGCCGGTGCTCAAGGGTGGTCTGCTGGCTTGCAAGGCTCTGTTGGTTCGCAACTTCGTCGAGGAAGCGTTCTCGACGGACGACACGACCACGGACGGTGACGAGATTCAGATGGTGTTGCTCACCTTGGGCATCATCGGTGAGGAGCGCGCCGAGCAACAGCAGAACGGCATCACGATCGGCGGCATCATCAGCCCCACCGGCTTCGGTGAGGGGTATGCGGCATCCGATCGTTACCGCATCGACGGGAAGCCCATGTTCGTGGGCCGCACTCGGGTCGTGCCTGATCCGGAGACCGTGCCCATGGCACCGTTCCCGGGCCGTGACGAAAGTGAGATTCTATGAACCATTTGTCGCAGCAAATGATCTCCATTGAGCTCCGGAAGCCGCACATTCAGCGGCAACGGCGGAGACTCCAGGAGAAGCTGCGACAACCTGGCCTTTCGGCCACGGACCGGATCACCCTGCAAAACATGTTGGGGTTTCTTGGAAAACCAAAAGAGTACAAATGGACGGATACGCCTCAACCGGGGGCGATAGACCCTGGACCGATGCCTGTCGTTGAGATCGAACTCGACTTCGACGGTGCCACCTTCGAAACACTCTCTACGCTGCCGCATTCACGGCTTTATCTCTACGCATATCAGGAAGGTCTGGAAGTCAAACCCGGTGATACCAAGGCTCTGGTCGTCAAGACGATCTTGGCCGAACACCAAGGAGAAGAACCATGAAGAACCGACTCATGATGCTGCTAGCGTTGCTGGCCGTTTTCACCATCAGCGCCCCTGTACTTGCTGAGGCGCCTGTGGCTGCCGCGGCTGCCACTGGGGATACCAAAACCGACGACGCCAAAGCTGACGCTAAGGCTGACGACGCCAAAGCGCCTGACGCCAAAGCTGATGACGCCAAAGCCGGAGACGGCAAAGAAGGCGATGCCAAGGTCGACGCGAAGGACGAAGCCAAGGCAGAAATCACCAGTGATGACGAGGCGGTTGCCGCAGCGTCAGCGCTGTTCACCGCCATTCAGGAAAAGCACTGGGGTCTCGCGTTGGGTCTCGGCCTTTCGTTACTCGTGTTCGGTCTGCGCAAGGCGAAGGTGCTTGCCAAGGTTCCTGCCAAGATGCTTCCGTGGGTCACGGCTGTGATCGGCGTGGTCGGCTACGTTGTGGCCGCACTCATGACGGATGGTGCCAACATGACGGATGCGATTGTCGGAGGTGCCACAACGGGTGTCGCGGCTGTCGGTCTCTGGGAGATGGTGCTCAAGCACTTCCTCTCCAAAAAGGATGCTGAGGAAAGCACTGCGTAGCGTTGCGTGATGTGGAAGGGCCCGACTCACAAGGTCGGGCCCTTTTTTTTGCCTTGGATTCAGGTCGTGACGATTACTAGGCTATGACCTGCGTAGAATGAGGGGAACTTCCCCTTCTTTGTGCTGTGAGACGACGAAAGAAACAACCTATCCGGGTGACTCAGGGCCTTGCGGCCAGGCGCCGTATGCTGGCTGGGGTGGCTGAGATGACCCGAGTGGTCGCCGCTACCTACGGACCCCGAGGGCGCACCGTGATGCTGGATCGAGCCGGCGGTGTTCTTTCCACGAAAGACGGGGTGTCTGTCGCGTGGGAAATCGAGCCGGCAGACCCGCTCGCACGGCTGGGAACCCGCCTCCTCCAAGAAGCCTGCGACAAGGTCAACAAAGCATGTGGGGATGGCACGACGACCACTGCGATTTTGGTTCATGCGATCCTCCGACAGAGCCTCAAGTACGTGGCCGCCGGAGAGCACCCAGCTCGGCTTGCCCAGCACCTTCAACGGATTGCCCAGAGTTTCGAGCACTCCGAGTTATGGGACGTGATGTGCCCCGTTCCCGTCGATAGCGAGCTGCTGATGCGGCAAGTCGCTTTGACTGCCAGCAACGGAGACGAGGAGATCGCCGACGCCCTTGTGGATGCGTTCGGCCGTGTGGGGTCCGAAGGCATCATCGTGGTCGAGGAGGGGAAGAGCCGGGGGATCGAGCTCGATCACAAGACCGGGATGGAGATCGAGAAGGGGTGGGAGAGCAGCGATCTCTCTGGCCCTGACGGGGGACCTCGTCACATGGACGTGCCGCTGGTTGCGTTGATCGATGCGGAGCTCACGACCTTGAAAGATGTGAGCTCCATCTTGGAGCAGGCTAGTCAGTTCCCGCACCCCCTCATCATCGTGTCGCGTGGGTGCTTCGCTGACGCGCTCAAGGTGTTGATCGCCAACGACCGGAAACTCGAGCGTGGTGACGGGGGCAAGTTCGAGGTGATCGCTGTTCGATGTCCGGGCCATATCGATTTCATGCGTTCCCACCTGGACGACTTGGCTGCGCTCACCGGGGCGACCGTGCTCGACCCTTTGGTGACGCCTCTCGACAAGTTCACGTCGGAGATGTTGGGGTCGGCCCAGACGGCGACGGTGAAGAAGGAGTCCGCGACGTTTGTGGCGTTCGAGGACAAGTTCCCGCTCATCGAAGCACGCGTCGAACAGCTTCAAAAAGAGGACACCGGGTTCAGTCACGACGCCGAAGAAATCCGCACGAGGATCGCAAAGCTGACTGACGGGTTTTGCGTAATGCGAGTCGGTGGGTGGTCCGAAACGGAACTTCGTGAAAAGCGAGCGAGGATCGAGGACGCGCTGGAGGCCCTTCGTGTGGCCATCGACGAAGGCATCGTTCCCGGTGCCGGGGTGGCGTACTTGGCGCTCTCGAACTTCCTGGAATTCGCCACGGATGGGCCCGCATCGAAGATACTCCAGGACGCGCTCAGGGAGCCTCTCAGGACGTTGGCCCGGAATGCGGGCAAGGAGGCACCCGTCGTCCTGCAACGCGTCCTGGAGGCGTCTCAGGAGCCTGGAACTACCAAGGCACTGGCCTCCTGGGAGGCTGGATGGGATGCCCGCACTGACACTGTGCGGGACCTCCGCGATCTCCCCGTCATCTGTGACCCTTTGGCGGTGGTGAAGGCCACCGTGCTCACGGCGATTTCGACCGCCTCAACCCTGCTGACCGCCGAGGTTGTGATCACGCGGGTAAACTCGTGAAAAGCTCATGCGCTATCAACTGATCCAACACAAGAATGGCGTGTACACGCCGGACACCGTGGACGCCCTGCGGACGCTCGAGCAGCGTGTTGCCAAACTCAGCACGAGTCTCGTCGTTGAAGGTCGTCCACAGCCGACGATGGGGTGGGGACAGGTTCGAGAGGACCCAGGGCCGACGGGGCTCCCTCCCGAGTGGAGCGCGGTTTCGACGGGGCGTGAAGTTTACATGCGCCTGGAGATGAACAAGGACGAAGGCTCCGAGGCAACGCGGCGTGAGCGTGAATTGGCGATGCTGTGGGGGCTCACGGTGCCGTTGGGGTTCACTCCGTACACGCGCTACCCGTTACCAGGGCCCCACGATCAGGTGTTTCACTTCTTCGGAGAGTGGACCACGATGATGGACCAGCTCCTGGGGGCCGGTCGTGGTGAGGCTGCGTGGCCGGGTTTTTGTGCTGCTGCACAACTTGACGTAGGAAAGTGGGAAGGCGGGCGCGGGACCGAGCGGCTCGTCCAAACTCACCTGCACCGGATCGGTTACAACGTCGGCGCGATCGACGGCATCGTAGGGAACAAGACCCAAGGTGCGCTGAGGGCGGCTGGGATGCACTCCTTGGAAATGACCGAAGTGGCCAAGCAGATCGTGAAAATGGTGCCGCACGTTCCAACGATCCTCGAAAAGGATGTGCAGGGTCGTTTGGAGATGCCTGACGTTGATTGGTCTATACATCCCTATGGACAGGTACGCACGACGCGAACTGTTCGAGGGGCCGATTTTCACATCTCCGGTCCCGGCCGTGTCGTCATCGACGTTCGGGACCCTCCTACATGACTCTTTCCACGCTCAGCCCGAATCACGAGAAGGTCGCCTGGGCGTGGCTCGACAACCTGGTGGACAGGGCCCAGCGGGGCCAGAAGCGTCCGCCCACACAAACGGTCCCTGCGGATCTTCCGCCTGCGGTCAAAATGACGCCGCGCGCACGGGAGCAGTCCGTCCAGGATGCGTACGACGCGACGTTGAAGGTCCTCATCGCGACCATCAAGTCGGAGATCGGTGGCATCCAGAGGGCTGAGGCCCAGTTCGCACGCCGAGCTGGCGTAGATCCGCTGTACTTCAACTGGTTCCTCATCAACGGGAAACATTGGCCCTCGATGTCGAGAGACGCGAACCGGGCTCTTCGAGCGATCCAGAACATCTACCTGTGGTACGGCGCGGTGCCGAGCCACTGGAACAACATGCAGATCCCTGAGATGGCTCAGAGCCGTGATCGGGATCGTGAATTTAAAGTTTTCGGCAAATGGTTTTTGCAGTCGGTCATCCCGAAAATCGAACGCAAGTACGTTCGTGAAATTTACAAACAGTCGCAGGATTTGGTGAAACAGTTCCGAGGCCAGGGCACCCCGCGTGATCCCAAAGCTGCGATCATGTTGATGCGGGATTTCGAGAAACGTCTCGTTGCGGATCGCTTCCAACTCAAGCCCGCGGTTCAAGAAGTCGTCGATCTCTTTTCGTGAGGCGTATAAGTGGGGAATGGATCTGGACCCGCGCCTCAAGGCAGCTCATGAGCGGCTGAAAGAGATTCGTAACGAAACGAAACTCACCCTCAAGCCAACCCCTTTGCTCAAGACGACCTTCACCGGGTTCGACGGCGAAGAGCACCCTTTCAACCTGCGGTACTACCAGGTGCAGGGTGTCCTCCACCTGGTGGCGATGAACCGGTTCCTGCTCGGCGACGACACCGGCATCGGCAAGTGCGTCGCCCATGACACCCGGATTTTGACCGATCAAGGACTGGTCCCCATCCAGGACCTGTGGGCGGAAGGTCCCTGTGATCTCGACAACCACCCCGAACCGGGCACGTTTGTGCCCGCAACGGACCACAAGGTTTGGACAGGCGCGCGGTGGGCGAAGATCAAGTCCTTTTACTATGACGGTGATCGGCCCACCAAGTACGTCGAGACCCGATACGGGTTCACGGTTGAAGGATCGCATCGCCATCCCATTCTGGTTCGCACGGAAGCAGGAGAAGAATGGCGGCGCCTTCCTGAAATTCAGGAAGGCGATTACGTTGTCGTCGAACGCCGCAAAGTGCGATGGCCTCAAGAAGCACCGGACCTGACATGGGAGCCCAGTCGAGCACCGAACGCCAAGACGTACCCCCTCCCCGCCACACTGACTCCTCGTTACGCGCGATTGCTGGGTTACTTTGTGGCCGAAGGGAACTCCGCTAACCAGTACGGGTTTACCATCACGCAATACGACACCGAAATTCATGAAGACATCCGGGGGTGTTTGAAAGACGTGTTTGGCTGGGAGGGGAACGAAAACCGCGCCAACCGAAACGAGGAAATCGTGGTGTCGAGTGTGGTGCTTCGGGATTTTTTGGAGTTCTCCGGGGCAAAACATGTCACCTCGGAAGCCAAGCGGATCCCCTGGTCCGTCATGCAGGGAACCCAGGACTGTGCCGTGGAATTTCTACGAGGGTTGTTTGAAGGCGATGGGCATGCGCTCGCCATTGGGGGGATCGAATACACCTCCAAGTCTTTGCAATTAGTACGGGATATCCAGGCCCTTCTGCTTCGATTTGAAATTGTTTCACGAATAGCTGAGAAGGTGATTGATGATGAGTCCTACTGGCGTATGACCCTTCTTGGTGATGATGGCAGGGTGTTTCGCGATGGCATTGGATTCGTTTCGCGCCGCAAGACCGCTGATCTGCAAGTTGGTCTCGACAAACCCAGCAACACGAACCACGACATCATCCCTCATGTTGCCCATCTGGTTGGGCCGCTTTACGGAGCCCTGAAAGAAGCAACGCACGTTGGCGGCCCAAACGGGGCTCGCCAGGGGTCCGGGATCAAGCAGTTTGGAGACAGTTTCCGTAACTCCATCCAGCACGTTTTGGCGGGGCGTCGGAACCTCACGTATCCCAAGCTGCAAGAGCTTTTGAGCCATGCCGCCGATTTCAATCTCGAGGCCCTCCCAGAGTTCGTAGAGCTTCACCGCATCTCCCAGGACCATCATTTCTACGACCCCGTGACATACCTTGACGATGGGGTGTGTCCGCTAATGGACCTGGAGATCGACGCGGAAGAGCACTCGTTCGTCGGCAACGGCATCGTCAACCACAACACGATTCAAAGTATCGCGGCCCTATGTTTCGTGTGGGCCAAGGACCCGAACATGAAGGCCGTCATCCTCACCAACAAGTCGGTGGTGGGTCAGTGGGCGCTCGAGTTCGACAAGTTCTGCACGCCGGACAACATCAACGTGATCACCTGCGTGGGCTCACCCACCAAGCGCGAGAAGATCTACAAGGAGTTCGAGGCGTCCACCGGGCCGACCGTCCTCATCATGGGGTACGCGACCTCTCGTCGGGACATCAAGTTTCTCCAGCACTGGAAGGACTTCGTCCTGATCTGCGACGAGGCCACTGCGTTCAAGAACCCATCCACGCAGACCTACAAAGTCATCCGTCACCTGTCCCGCAATGCGAGTCGGTTTTGGGCGCTCACCGCGACACTGATCAAGAACAATCTCATCGAGGGGTTCGCCATCTACTCGCTCCTCATTCCCGGCTTGTTCCCGAGCTCGAAGAACAAGTTCATGATGGAGTACTGCCTCACGCGGTTGCAGCCCATCCCGGGTAGTCGCCGACAGATTCCGGTCATCATCGGATACCGCAGCGACCAGATCAAACGGTTCAAGGACAAGATCGATCCGTACTTCCTGTCGCGCGCCAAGTTCGACGTGGCCAAAGAGCTGCCCGTGCTCCAGATCAAGCAGCACAAGTGCGGCATGACTCGGGCCCAGCAGGCCAAGTACCAGGAGGCCCTCGAAGGGTTGCTGGAGAAGGACCTCTTGGACGAGGAGGTCGAGACCACGAAGCTCACCGCGCTGATCTACTGCCAGCAAATCGTGGACCATCCTGAGCTTGTTGACTGCGAAGGCGACAGCGACAAGATGAACGAGCTTTTCACGTTGTTGACCGAGGGGGATCTCGCAGACGAGAAGGTCATCGTGTTCAGCCGGTTCCGCAAAATGATCGACAAGCTCGAGGAAGTTGCGAGTTCCAAGAAGTACAAGATGAAAACCGTTCGGGTCACCGGGGCCGAAAACGAGGACGAGCGCAAAGCTGCGATGCAGGCGTTCCAGGACCCGAACTCCGATGTGCGCATCTGCTGGATCACGGAAGCGGCCAAGGAGGGCATCAATCTCCAGGCTGCCAAGGCCCTCGTGTTCTACGACAGCCCATGGTCTGCGGGAGACTACCTCCAATGTCTTGATGACGACACCGAGATTTTAACCCGGAGGGGGTTCGTGGGGCGCACAGAGATCCGAAAAGAGGACGAGGTCGCGGCTTTCAACCAGAACACTTCTGAGATTCGGTGGCAAGCCATTCGATCCATTACAGATCGTCCTTTGGCGCAGGGGGAGCAGATGTTCGAGATTAACTCTCGGCACCTGAATCTTCGCGTAACAGGGGGACACCGCATGCTTTACAGACGGAAGACACTCAAGGACAAGAAAGCCGTGTGGCCGGAAGCCTGGAGGATCGAGACTGCTGAGGAGATGGCCTCGGAGAGGTCTCACTACCAAGTTCCAGTCTCGGGTGAGCAGGAGGCCGAAGGACTCCCCCTTACTGAAGACCAACTTGAGTTTATCGGGTGGGTTCTATCAGATGGATCGCTTAACAAAGCGAACCGGCAACTCGTCATTGCGCAGGCCGTGCATCAGCCCCAAATTCACGATCTTCGTCATTGTATCCAGAAATGCGGTTTTGACTGGAGCGAGTATGACCGAGACCCTGAAAAGTGTGGGGGATTTCCGAATGGAAAACCTCAGATCGTGTTCTCCATCCCGAAAGGCACTCAGGGAGGATCCCGTGCTCGTAACGGGTGGAAAGATCTCGAACCCTACCTGGACAAGGATTTCCCTCTCCTGTTGGAGAAAGCCACAAACCATCAACTTGCGGCCATGCTTCGAGGACTGCACCTTGGAGATGGCGCCAAATATCGCGGATCAGATTGGACGCAAAGGTCGTACCACATCTACACAAGTAGAAAGATCTTCGCGGACAGGCTGCAAAGCCTATGCGTGCGGCGAGGCTTCCGATGCAACGTGAGGCACGAAAAAGGAGGGCCGGGAAAAGCCCGTGAGAAGGACGGGTTTCATCTCCACATCAAGAAAACTAGTTCTTGGTCCCTTTGTGGCAACCTGAAACATGGTGACCGTTCTCATCTGACTATTTCCCAAAGTAAACCAGAGGAACGCGTGTGGTGCGTCGAGAATGACATGGGGACCCTGGTCACTCGTCGTGCTGGGAAGGTGGCGGTCGTTGGAAATTGCTTGGGCCGCATGATCCGCATTGGATCGACACACGACCGCTGTTACGCGATCCACCTCGTAGCCAAGGGCACGATCGACACCAAGGTCATGGGCGTTCTGCGCACCAAGATGAAGCTCATCGAAGCCGTGATGGGCAAGCGCCTCAAGGGCGAAGGGATGGAGGACGTGGTGGTGTCATCCGACAACAGCATCGACGACATTTTCTCGGCCCTCCAGGCGGACGCAAGGAAATACGCATGATCGATCCCGTGACTGTCCGGCGTCCCCTCGGAGACAACGCGTCTACCGCAACGCTCTACTACGGGGCCGACTGTCGAGAGACTCTGCGAGGGATCCCTGAGAAGTCCGTCCATACCGTTGTCACGTCGCCCCCGTACTTCGGTCTACGGGACTACGGGACCGGTGATGCGCAGATCGGTCTCGAGAAAACACCACAGGCTTTCGTGGCCCAGCTCGTTGAAGTGTTCCGTGAAGTTCGACGCGTACTTCGTGACGACGGCACTCTGTGGCTCAACCTGGGAGACAGCTACGCCAACGACACGAAATGGGGAGGCAGTAGCGGGGGCAAGCACGCCGCCGGGCTTCACGGTGCTACTGGCGTGGGACGAGGGAAGCGCCACACGGGGCTCAAGAGCAAGGATCTGATCGGCATTCCTTGGATGGTGGCGTTCGCTTTGAGAGCAGACGGCTGGTACCTGCGCAGTGACATCATCTGGTCCAAGAGCTCGTGCATGCCCGAGAGCGTGAAAGACCGCCCAACGAAAGCACATGAGTATCTGTTCCTGCTGTCCAAACAGCCCAAGTACTTCTACGATTCGGATGCTATCCGGGTGCCGGTGGCGAACCCAAAAGCGGTCGCGCACGGTCTTGGTTCTGTCGAAGCGTGGTCGGCTACACGCAACAACGCTTACGGCTTAGGAGACGCGTCGAAGGGTCAGCCGAAGGGACATGCGGGCACGCACAAGTCTGGCAAGAACAAACGCTCGGTGTGGAACGTGAACCCCAAGCCGTACCCGGGGGCGCACTTCGCCGTGTTCCCGCCTGAGCTGATCAAGCCGTGTATTTTGGCGGGCACTTCGGCAAAAGGCTGCTGCCCTGACTGTGGAAATCCCTGGGAGCGGACGGGATCGCGGGGGAAAGACGCGGTTACGTGGCGCCCCACCTGTGAGTGTGATGCAGGGGACCCAGTTGGGTGTACGGTTCTGGACCCTTTCAGCGGAAGCGCCACCACCGGATTCGTGGCCCTGAACCATGGCCGGGACTACGTCGGCCTGGATCTGAGTGATGAATACCGGGCTCTTGCCGAGGCCCGTCTTCTCGGTGAACGTCCGCCAAAAGAAGATGAAAATGGCGACGACGGGATCTTGGAGTTCTTCGGGGTAGAAGATTCGTGAGCCGAGAGTACGCCGATCCCGACTGCCCGGACTGCCGGGGGGAGGGGTTCATCTACGGAGCGTCCATGCTCGATGGGGGTCATTGCTGCCACTGCATGATGGATGCGCTGAAACTCCAGAACATGGACAAAGTGTGGCCGTCCTTGGCGGCATCGAAGGAGTTTACGGACCTGCGTCTGAATCCTCCGTTGGCCAAATTCCTGAACCACAGTATTTGGATCACAGGAAGAGAATCGTATTTTCGAGCGCACCTCAAAGCCGTGGCTTTCGTCCAGGACACCATGTGGGATGCGAGAGTGATCACGGACCTTGATCTGCTCGACGCATGGCTCAAGACCGCGAAAGCGCAGGGACACAAAATTTACGATTCGGAGATCGACAATCATGACCACCGGTTCGTTGCCATGGATGTTTCCGAGCTCGTTGAAACGTTCGGCCTTGTGATTTTGAAGCTCGGGGTGAAGCAAGCCCCAAACAAGGAGACGCACAGCGTCATCCTTGAAGCCCTCGCCGTTCGTCGGCATTTGGGACTTCCGACGTGGATCGTGGACCAACCTGACCAACGCATCGACGACATGACCCACCGCGGTTACAGCGACATCCTTGAGGGGATGCTCGGTCACTGGCCACACCTTGCTTTGGTAGGCCCCAACATCAAGTTGATCGCTGGGGAACCGCCGCGAGGTGAGCCAGAAGTTGTTTCGGATGTGAGTGTGGATGACCTTTTGGAAACTGCACTTAGTGCCGACGACGAGGGTGGTGAAGACACCGAGGGCGACGGCGAAGACACCGAGGACGCTGAGGACGGCGAAGACACCGAGGATGCTGAGGATGCTGAGGATGCTGAGGATGCTGAGGATGCTGAGGATGCTGAGGATGCTGAGGATGCTGAGGATGCTGAGGACGAAGAGGAGGTCGAAGAAGAAGAAGAAGACGACGATGAAGAGGAGACCGAAAACTCGATGATCGCGGCCCTTCAAGCCAACGAGGAGCGGGCTGCTGAAAAAGAGCGGTACAAGCCCAAGAAGAAAAAGAAGAGTAGCTGGGGGCGCAAGAAATGAAGAATCTACTTCGTTCCTGCTTCGTCGCGGACCCCACGACGGACAAGTCTGAGCTGTTCGCTCACAACTACCACGCGATGGTGGACTCGGGCCTCGGGTTTGACACTCCGGAGGACAACATCCTGTGGACGTTCATCCAGGACTTTTTCAAGTCCCATGGTCACGTCCCCGAGCTCCAGACGATGCGGTCCCACTTCGCGACCGTGCAAGACACGGACGCGGTGGACCGTATCGAACGTCTGGCGATGCTCAAGTCGAGGATGCGGGGTGACTTCCTCACTTACCTCGAAGAGAAAGCCACCGACCGACGTAACCGGATCGTGATGGACCTCGCCAAAGAGATGGCGCAGATCGTCACCACCGGCATCGAAGTCAAAGACCTGAAAGGCAATTCGACGAAACTCCTGGGGGCGATCGACGCGATGCGTTACGTCCTCGATCGGAGCCACGACATTGTGGCACCGACACTGGGGTCCAAGCTCTCCGGCAACTTGATGCAGGATGAGGATGACTTCATCGATCGCTATGACCGCATCAAAGCCGACCCTCTCTACGGGGTTGGGCAGCAGTGTGGCATCAGCCAGATCGATGCCGTGCTCAACGGTGCCAAACGGTACGAGCTGTGGTTGCACACGGCGTACACCGGCGGTTTGAAGTCCACGTTCGCCCTGCACTGGGCCTACATCCAAGCCATCTATTACCGGGCCAGCTCCGTCTACTTCTCGATCGAGATGCCCTACGTGCAGGTCCGCAACCTGATCATGGCGATGCACTCGGCGCATGAGAAGTTCCGGGAGGTCCGTGAACAGCTCGGCATCACCGGCCTCGGCCTGGAATACGACAAGCTCAAGACCTCGACGTTGGCTCCCAACGAGGAGAAATTCCTCAAGGAGTACGTCGTTCCTGATTTCAACAAGAAATCCACGGTGCGGGCGACCGGGCCTTCTGCGGTCCAGGCGGA